CCTCCACCAGAAGGTATAATACCTGATATTTTATGATTGTGTACTTGATATTCTATGCTATCTTGCAACACCTCATACTCTAAACGGGCAGCCCGTTCACCATCTTTGTAAAGCCATTCTTTAATTATGTTATATTCAAATTGTGCTCCCTCTCGTAAATATCTAGCCTTAGTTGTAGAGACGCTTAATCCTACTTTGTAATAACTTTTATTACAAAATTTTATTTCTATTAGATACAAAATAACAGGCCTATCTTTATAGTATTCAGGTGGTCGTACCCCACTGAATACTCTTTTGGAATCGTTGCATTGTTTGCATCCATAGTCTTTTAAGCTAGCGGGAGTGGTGACTATTTCTCCATGCTTTGCACAAGAAACCTTAAAATCTTTATGCCATCCTGACCATACGCTGTTTTCAAAAGAAAAACCTTCTTTTCCTAAATTTTTAATATACTTCTCTAGTTTATTACGAAAAAAAGCTTCTCTGTTACATTGTTTGCACCCTCCGCCCAAAAAATTACTTTTTTTCAATATAATTAAACCGTGCTTATAGCACTGCATCTCCACAAGGCTATCTCCTGATGTATAGAGTACATTGTCCCAGCCTGTATTAAACATATTTGGGTACCTGTCATTTATAGACTGTATAAAGGCTTTTTTATTTATTACAGATACATATTCTTTTAGATATATACTGTCACATTTCTTGCAACCTGACCATTTGGCATTTATTACAGATTTAGGTTTAGCTTTGAAATAACCATGCCTAGAACATATAAAACAGGCTTCTTTAAGCATGGTACTCACAGTTTCCTTGGAGAGCACTATGTGACTTATATTTCTATTTTTTAGAGCTTGTTCTATTTTTTCTGATGTAGAGTTTTTCATTCTAATTTAATAAAGAACAAGCTTTTTTAAAGGAACAATAGTTTTCAGCTATATTTTTTTTGCTGTAATCTAAATAATCCTGCAATTTATCGTCATCCAAAATTTCTTTTATTCTGAGTGCAAGTGCAGGTATATCTTTCTCTAGTTCTCTATCATATAAAAGGCCTCCCGAGTACATTTCTGTATAACTTTTGTCTTTAGGCATAATTACCTTAGCACCTAGATGTAAGCTCTCTAATGTCGCGATTCCATAATTCTCGTGTAAAGCAAAACTCATTACAATTTCTGCCTTTCCTAATAAAGTATAATATTCTTCCTTTGTTCTTTTTTCACCTTGAGTATAAATAAAATCATAGTCTGGAAAGTGTTCTTTCATCGCTTCAAATAAATGTGGTTGTTTATCTTCATTAATTCTATGAGGAAAAACTATAATTTTTTCTTTATTTGTAGAAACATATTGTTCTAATTCTGTTAAATTAGTAGGACATCCTGATACTTTAAATTTATTTTTGTATTGGGGGAAATTAACTAATAGATGGTCTAAGTGATAATTAGTTGCGACATAAATTTCTTCCAAACATTCAAACATACTTGTCTCAAAATGTTTTGCCCAATGATTATTTCCTTTAATACCCAAAATATCTGATGAATCATAAGAATTGGTGTGAATATATCCATATTGCTTCACTCGTCTATCAGTCATATTAATCATATATTGAGTGGCCATTACTGTTGGAGTAAAAGCATCGGTATAAAATATATAATCTCCATCTTTGATTGTACCATCAGATAACATCTCTGATATTTTAATTTGTTGTTCTGCTTTGTATTTCATTGTTTTAGTGAAATCAAAAAATCCACCTGAAGTGGTTCCTTCATAATCAGTTCCTGAAATTGTTTTAATAACTAGTCCAGTTTCTTTAGAGAAAATTTCAGGTACATTTTCTCTCCATTGTCCAGTATATCTATTGGTAAGTAACTCAATATCTACTACCCAAATTGTTTTAGTCATTCTGTACTACCTTTAAAATAGAACCATTTTCGCCGTCTTCATTTACTTCACAAGCTGTTAAATTAAATTTGTTGATAAGTTCTTCAGCAATCATTTCACAGCTTGAACTACCAAAGTAATGACTTCTCAAAGCATCATCGTAATATTTTTCTTTCATATAGTCTAAAATTTTGTGTTTTAGCTCTATAAATTCTATATCTCTATCATTATGAGTTACTTCTGAATAGCATTTAATTCCAAACATATGCCTATGATCATCTCTTAAATAAGAGACCTCTTCAATGGGGCAATTAGCCCATCTGTGTATTCCGTCTATGCTTAGGGAGCAAAAAACCTCTTTCTTAATTGTTTTTGACATAAAGTCTCCTTTGTTTTGTTTATATATTATAGTAGAAAACTACTTAATATTTTTCTAGAAAAGATCGCTCTTTTAAAAGTGAATTACTAGTCAAATATATATGCCCTTAAAACTTATCTAATGCTTTAAGGTCTATAATGTCGTTTAACTTACTCCGTTTGTTTTAGTTAAAACTTTTTATCAAACTATAGAGACGAAAGTAAGTTCTAAAGTTAAAATAGAATATAATTACATAAGAAACCTTAACTTACCACTCTTCGTCGTTGAATTCCTCTAATAAACTGGTAGAATCTGTATTTCTTTTGATAGTTTTTTGTTTAAGGCCTGTTAAAGAAGATAAAAGAATGCTTCTTACAGAACCATCTACTGCAACGGTCCTATGGCCGTTCTGATAACTAAAGATTTCTCTACTGAGTTCGCCATCTGATATTTTATCTGTTGCTTGGGTTCCTTTGTAGGGATGCCCCGAGATTGTTTCTGTAATATAATCAGAATGCTTATTACAATTTTTTATAAGATTTATGAGATTGCTTGGCCACTTTGTAAGAGTTTGTAATTCATTAGTATTTACAGATGAACTGGCTTCTAAGTGACTAAATAGGTCAATAATCATTTTACTAGCCCATAAAAAAGAGAATATATTTACTGCATTATGATAAGAGTCATCTGTTTCAAAATCAGATTTAACCCGTTTCCTTTCTGAGTTGTATTGCGTAAAGTTTTCTTGAAAATCTGTATAACTATTGCAATTTATAATTTTAAGTTCTGTTTTAAATTCGTCATAAATCTTAGTAAGAATACTTTGAGTCCTAGGGCCGTCGTATATTCCGTTGGTCATTATTTCTTCTCGTTTAAAACTATTTTTATCATATCCCACAAAATTACCAAATTTAATAGCTTTGCTTTGTCTAGTACTGTCTGAGCTAATAATTGTATCTTTGAGCCAATAAGATTTGGGAATCATAAACAAAGGAGCTATTTTTGTAACACCACCAGCCCCCAAAATATGCAAATACTGCCTAAGTTTTAGAGGAACAAATTCCATCTCATGCTGAAATCTCATCATAAAGTCAAAGTAGTTTCCTAATCCCGCACCTGCAGATGAACCTATTGCTAGTCCTTTACAGTAATCTAAATAATTAGGGCATAGAATTTTTAGTTCCTTAAATAGAAACCAAGCGTATTCTCTGTAGGTTTCAAAACTTCTACCGTGCAGTATAATAAGAATTTTGTCTTTGGGTGTTGTACTGTTTTCTTTAAAAACTTGTATCTGTTTAAAAATATTCATAGCAGATATTTTACCCGCTTCTTGAAATTTATTATCTACAAAAAATCTACCTCGTGTGCTTAGAGAAGTTGCTACTCCAAAGTCAGTTGTTTCGTCTAAAATTTCTGTAGCCATTTCATCAAAACTCATACAATAATCTGATTCTTCTATTTGTCTTGTATAAACTTCTTTCCTCATTTTTTCATCAAATTCAAGACCCCTTGTGAGGACTTGAAGAGCACCTGAGTCACTATATTTTGGTATATCAGGTAACTGCTCAAATAAAGCTTTAAGCTCTCTTTTCTCTGTATAAGCATTACTCAATACTCCCAGACTTAGATTTAAAGAGTTTGGGTGTATCTTATTCATTATCGCTTTTGTAAATTCAGGGTACATTTTATTCGCTAAAGTAAATTGAGCACCTGAGGCAAATCCTGCCACTATATATCTGAATACCATTTTATCTATCTTCGTCCACTCTACATTTGTATAAATCGAATTTTTCTATGCTCAACATTTCATAAGATTTAGGCCCTAAAAAGTGGGTTCTCTTCTCTTTATTATAATGAGTATTGTAATGATAATCTTGATTATCTCTTTTTAACATAATATATCCCTTTTCTTTTTGGTATTTATATTTCTCATTTATTTCCTCTTATATTTATTTATATTAAGTAATGTTATTATATATTTAGAACTCAGAAAAACTATATCATTAAGAATTTTTTACTTAATTATTGGATTCTTTCAGTTTTATTTACTTTTTGTAACTCATCTGTCTAAAGGGACTCGGCCTTCTTTGTATTCAGTTCTCCAATAATCTAAAAGTTCATCAATAGTATCATCCATAGAAATTTCAGGTTCCCAATCTATAACTTTTTTAATTTTATCACATTCAAAAAGTTGATAATCAGCATCAATTACTCTAAGTCTATCTGGGTCTATACCTACTGATATTTTATTTTTATAATTTATTTTCTGCTTCATAGTTTCTAATAAATCAGATAGTTTAAATTTTTCATTTCCTGCTATATTAAAATAGTCACCTTTCTTAATATTACCTTTTTCCATTTCTAAAGTAAGCAACCAGTAAGCCCTAACTGCATCCCTAGCATTTTGAAATGTCCTAATACTTTCCAAATTACCCATTAGGATTTCTGGTTTGTGTAAGCCCATCTCAATTTCGACCAGTTTTCTAGCCATTACCGATTCTACAAATACAGAACCTCTTCTAGCTCCTGTATGAGTGCCTAACCTTGTTACTACTGTGTTCATATTATAAGCTTCACCATAAAATTGACCTAAATAGTCTGTAGCTATTTTAGAAATAGAGTATGGACTTGCACCGTGAAACTTTGTTTCCTCGCCTATTAATAAGTCTTTACCATCTTTATTGGAACTAGCTTTCCCATAAACTTCAGAAGAGCTTACTATGTGTATTAGTGGATTATATCCTTCTTCTTCTTTCATAATTCTAACAATTTCTAGAATATTATTAGTACCCAAAATGTTTGTTTGCATAGTTATTAATGGATTTGAAAAACTTGTTGTAGGGTAGCTCTCAGCTGCAAGTGAAACAATCACATCTGGTTTATGCTTTTTAATTAATCTTTCAAAGCTGCTATAATCATTCAAATCTGCGAACTCTGTAAGGATTCTATCTTTTTTGTTTATTCTATCGGTTAAATGTCTAATATTATCTATAGGTTCTTGCCACCTAAGTGATCCTATAATATCAACATCAGTATTTGCTAATAAAAAATCGGCGTATATCGATGCCACTTGTCCTGTTATGCCTGTTAATAATACTTTTTTAATTTTTGTATTGCTCATTCTCTTCCTTTGGTTAAATCGATTTTAGGCATATAAAAGTTTGGTTCAACAGAAATATATTTATCTCTATTTTTAAAAAACTTTTCTATCGCCTTAGTGTCTGTTATTATATTATATTCACACTTAATATACTGCAATAGAGTGCTTTTGTCTATACAGTTTTTGCCAGTTAAGCTAATAATATCAGGTGCTTTTTTAAAATTACTGCATATTTCGATAATTCCGTCTTTAACATCTTTAATATGAATTATATTTCGTTTAAGGTCTGCATAAACTTCTATTGCTTTTTCTTCTTGTATAGCATATTTAGTAAAAGGGTCTTCAAATCCTTTTACATCCGAGAATACATAAGACAGTCTGGCTACTTTAACATTATTAATTTCCAAAAGATTCTTTTCTATTTCTTTTTTACTCCAAGAATACGATGTACTTCTACCTTTTACAACATCTGAGCTCAAAAAAAGTACTTTATTATGAATAGCTATATCCTTAATAGCTTTTATTGTTCCATTAACTATCTTTCCCAATAATACAAAATTTTCTTCACAGTCTTGAGGTTTACTCATTCCTGCTGTAAATATAAAAGTATTACCTTTACCATAACTTAAAATATTTTCCTTACTAGAAATATAGTTTTCCAAAGAGAACCTAGGAAACATCTCAAAACTATTATCAGTCAGTAAATATTTACCTATTGCACCGTTACCAATTATCCTTATCATAATATAATCCTTCCTTATACATTATAAAGTTATCAATTCCAGCGTGTTTCGCTGCCTCTCTATCCGTTTCCTTATCACCTATCATTATACAGTTTTTGGGATTAATTTTATATTTCATTAATCCCTTAATAATCATACCCGGGTTAGGTTTTCTATCAAAGTGATTGCTATCAGGCAAATAAGGAGCATAATATATTTCATCAATTATTATTTCAAACTTTTTTAAATCATTTATTATATAGGCACTTAATTCTAAAAAATCGTTCTTAGTATATTTTCCTCGTGCTATTCCCGACTGATTGGTCACTATTATCTTAATATAATCGTTAAAATTTCTACTAATATATTCTATTAAGTCTTTATTATATTCCAAAGTGTTATAATCATAAGTGTATCCGTTTGGGTCTTTGTTGATGACCCCATCTCTATCTAAAAATAATATTTTATCCAAATTGTTTTACCGCCTTCCTATAATCTTCAGGAACTCCAATATCTATAAAACTAGCTTTATGTTCTATAATACCAATATCATCATATTTTGTTAAAAAGTCTTCAAAACTAAAAATATCTGGTTCATCTGCCAGCACTTTTTTATCTATAATATAAACTCCAGAATTGATGCAACCCTCACCGTTGTAACCCTTTTCTTTAAAGTGAATTTTTCCGTTTACAGAAGTTACAAGCCCGTATCTGTGACAGTTTTCTTGATAAACTGTATTAATAACAACACTCTCTTTTCTTAAAGTAATATTAAGATCTGTATAAGTATCTCCGTTTAAGACTATCATTTTATTAACTTTAGTCTCAGTAAATGCCTTTTTAATAGCACCACCAGTTCCTAAAGCCTCATTTTCTATAATATATTCATATTTATCTTTATACGCATTTATAATAGATTCTTTTTTGTATCCTACAGAAATATAAATTTTGTGTTTTTTATATTTCTCTAATAATAAATCCATAAACGGCCTACCGTTTATATCAGCCATTGGTTTGGCTCTATCTGATACTTCTGACTGCAATCTAGTTCCTCTTCCTCCTGCTAATATCAATACGGGTATATTTTCTAAGATTTCAGATTTAGATGTCATCTTGTTCTCGGAAAACTTCATCAGTTACATAGGCAATTTGATGTAAAATAAATCCGTGCACTATCTGTATAACTGGAGTAGAGTTACTATTTACAATTAAAGACTTAAATCCTTCTTTAGCAATCTCTCCCCCATCTCTTCCTGATATAATTAACACTTCTAATCCCATCTTTTTAGCCTGTTTAGCACCTTCTAAAATATTTTTAGAATTTCCTGAAGTTGTAAAACCGATAAACACATCTCCCTGGTTGGCAGCGGATTCTAATTGTCTACTAAAAATCTTTTCGTATCCGAAATCGTTCCCTATAGCTGTTATAACTGTATTATTGGCTGATAAATCAACTGCAGGATATCCTGGTCGGTCAATTAAAAATTTCCCTACTATTTCTCCAGTTAAATGTGCACTATCTGATGCACTCCCACCGTTGCCGGCTGTAAAAATTGTTCTTCTTTGTTTAATTGCTGTTTTAACAATTGATTTATAATAAGTTAAAGTTTCTTTATCTAATGACGATAATGCCTTTATGTGGTTAATAATATCTGTATTCATTTTTTATCCTTTATATTATATTATAACTGAATTTTCCTTAAAGCTATATAAAAGACAGTACCTCTTGCAGGTACCGTTTTTAATTATACTGGTAGTAAGAAGATATGTGCTCTTAGTTCCATTAAACACTTATTATCTATAAGTTAGTTGAAGTTTTTAATTCTTGTCTATTTTGTCGCTTAAACCTGCCAAGAAACTACACCTTCCTTAGAAAACTGTATATCCTCGGCTTTTAGTCCAAATTCATCTTTAAGTACTCGCTTAACATTAACTTTCTTTTCAGGCGCTACTAAAAACATCATAAACCCCGATGCCCCGGCACCTGAAAGTTTACTTGAAAATGCACCGTGTTTAATGGCTGTATTGTATATTTTATCTATATACTCGTTTGATATATTTTGAGAGGTTTTTTTCTTGGCTTCCCAAGATTTATTTAAAATTATACCAAAAGATTTTATATCACATTTTAGTACAGCTTCTTTCATATCTAAAGCTGACTGCTTTAAATTCATTAGTGAACTCTCAGACTTGCCTTGTGATTTAATTTGCTCAGCTATTACATCTCCAGAGTTTCTACTTTTTCCCACAAAACAAATAAGTAAACTAGCAGATAATTCATTTAAAAAATTTGATTTTATTCTTAAAGGATTAACTATTGTATTATCCTTATTAAATTCCATAAAATTCCATCCTCCAAAAGTAGCACAAAATTGATCTTGTTTTCCGCCTTGCAATAATAATTCTTTTCTTTCTATTTCCCAAGCTAATTCTGCTATGTCGTATTCTCCCAATGGGATATTGAAATATTCTATAAAAGATTGCAAAATAGCTACTACCATTGTAGAACTAGAACCCAATCCTGAACCACCTTGAACATCAGAATAAGTACTAATTTTTAGTGGTGTATATTTTATGAGATTGCGCTTTATTAAAGAGTTATATACTCCGGTTAAAAGTAAACATTTATCATTTATACTCTTACCTTTTTCATTGCATTCATTAGTCTCGCCAATATCTGTAGCTTCAAAATAAGTTTTATTATCTTTTATGTTTTCTTCTATTGTACAATAGCTGTATTTGTTTATAGTAGCATTTAGAACATATCCTCCGTGGGTGTCACTAAAAGGAGAGACATCTGTCCCTCCACCTCCAAAACCTAATCGTAAAGGTGCTTTACTTCTAACTATTTTGTGCATTTTACCACTCCTCTGGGTCTAAATTGTGTCTACTTAAAATAATATCTGCCGCAGCTTTAACCCGTTGAGAAGCTGTCAATTTAACTGGAATATCAATACTATTTTCATACTCCCTAGTTATTTTTTCTATATTTTCTGTAGGATCTTCATCTCCCATAAAATCGTCTAAAGGGTCTATAACAGAGCTTCTGCAAATTTCATTAAATTCTTCAACTGTTTGGCAATATGTCATAGTACTCTTTCTTTTCTCGTTACTATTTTCTAAAGGGCGATTTGTCTTCTCATACCATTCAGCTTCTTCAGAACCCGGATTTGGGATATATCCAAGGATAGCTTTAAATTCCCCTCTTCTTTTCATATATTCGTCATAAGTTTTAATTGTAAATAATTTTTCCATTGCTTTTCTGTACTCATTATCTGAAATAGAATTAAAATCCCCTCTTTTCATATCGTCCAATAATCTCATAAAAGTTTTTGCTTCTAAAGCAAAATGCAAATATGCATTTAAAGAAATTGCATTATTGTATTGTTCTCTAGCTATTAATCCGTCTTTCCCATCAAATTTATCTTCAAAAGATTTTAATCCGGCACAACCGTCATCTCTCCAGGGGCTATATTTATTTCTAAAATCATCTGCACTCATTTTACTATCACCTAAGTGTAATTGTAATAAATCAGCATATTCGTCTTGAACTTCTTTCATAAAATCTACAGTCTTATCACTAATATCTCTTCCTAATTGTTGCGATCTCTGATTCATAAAAGTTATTTGCTCACCTTTTTTGTAAGTTGTTTTCTCTTCTAAAATTATATGTTTACCAAAAGTGCTCGCGGCTGTTAGAGATGTTGAGTCATAAGTATAATGAACTTCTTTTCCGAAAAAATTATCTTGTAAAGCAAATAAAACTCCACTTTTATTATTGCCGCCTAATCCTAGAATATGAATAAAACTTCTAAATCTTTCAGGTACGTTAGTTAAATCCATAGGTGCCCTACAATATAAATCAAACATTCTAAAGTAAGAAATGATACCTGAAGTTCCTAGTGAAATCCCACCAATATGTTCATAATATTTTTCTCTCTCTGCTTCTTCCATTTCGTTAAAAACCGAATAAACCCCTCTAGCATATTCATTATAATCTTCGATATCCCAACCTTGTATAATTGTTAAAACTTTAGTTACTTCTTTTTCTGGGTTATTTTTCTTAAAATCTATAATGATATCAATTTGCTCTTTAATGTTAAAACCTGACTCTCTTCCTCTGTCATATCTCAACTCTTTAATAAAATATTTGATACTATGATTTAGCTTAAGTCCTTGATCACCGTTTCCTTGTGATGCGAATTTGTCTCGAAGAGCTTCATTTACCAAAACTGGCATCTCGTCAAAGTTCATAGCGTGCGTACTAAATTCCGCTTGTCGCCTAAAGATTTCCTTTCTTCCTTCATCTGTCACATTAATACCTAAGGTAATTTGTTGGAGACCTCCAGAATCGGCCATAACAATCATCTGTTTTCGTTGGGGGTCGTTTAACCCTTTTAATATTTTTTTATGGCCTTTTTCTGTAAGAGCATTCCATAGAGTGCCGTGGTCACAATTAACGCTGTAACCATCTATTCGATATAGTAAATCTTGCATCAAACTACGATATTCTTTTTCCATACCTATTTTCTTCCCTGATTCTGCAATTCCAGACGCTCTCGCGAATGATGTAATAGCAGAGCTGATATAGGTCAATTTTAATTTGTGTTTGGTATTGTTCATTTATTTCCTTTATAATTTCTAATATAAAGATTATACTGTTTTCTTACTTAATATAGCGGTATATTCTTTTATTGATATTTTAACTTTTTTATATTTTCTGGGAACATTTACTTTTCCTGAGAGCTCTACTAAATCTGCCGACCTATAATATTGACCGTTATAGAGATACACATATTTGGAAGAATTTTGGATGTAGTTTCTGTTCGCCAGATAAAATTCCCTAGTAACTTGAATCGCTTTACTTTCTCCTAAGATATCTCTAGCTGTCAATAAAAGGGAGTTGGAATGAGAGTATCCTCTGCTGTAATATTCCTCTTTAGTAATTCTGGTTTTTATGCCTTTATCGTTATAAGCTGTAAGCGTTCCTTCAGTTGGTATTTTGTATTTGCTCTTGTTTTTGATATATTCTTCGGTAGTAATAAACACTTGATCTAATGTGTCCCTTTTGTAGACTGATATCTTGCCTTCATTAGGATGAATATATTTGTTTCTGTTTTTTCTGTATTCATCTGTTGATACTGTTACTTTGTTACCTTCTAAATCTAAGCAAGATGTTTTTCCAGAATTAGCATGAGAGTAATTTCCATTAGCATATTCTTCAGAAGATACAATAGCCCTAGAACCATCTTCTGCTATAGCTCCCACCCTATCTTTAGATAAAGCTATATATCTGCCTGATTTGAATTCTTCTGAAGATACAGATAACTTTTTATCTGTCCCAACTTCCCGAACAGGCATTTTTGTGCCTATAAAAGGGCTTAGGTTGTGTTTATTGATGTGGTAATAATCTTTATGTACAGAAAATCTAAGTCCTTCTTTGTTTGAAACTGGTACCATATTGGCTGTGGGTATTTCCCACTTACCTTTGTAAAAATCTTCTAAAAGTATTCTTCTATATTTTTCTGATGATCCTAATGGCCTAGCCACAACAGTTTTACTTAAATATTCCAAGGCACGCTCTTTACTTTCTTTATAGCATCCTTCTTTATGTAAATCTTTAATATTACCCATATTGAACCAAGCCATTAGCATTTTGTTATCTGATAGGGCTTCTACCAAAATACTGTGAGTTTTATAATGGTCTTCATATGTTAGATGTACACCGTTCCACGCGTTCTTTTTGAGATTACTATATTCTGGGTAGAGGGAAGAGGGTAAAATATGATGATGTTCAGTAACTCCTTTAATATACTTGTTAGTTTTTAGATCTTTTTTAGAAATACAAAAAAATATGTATTCTAGTATTTTATTTGCGTCCTTAACTTTTCTTTTAGATAATTCGGACTTGAAAAAATTCTCATCTTTCATAAGTAAAACCTTATTGAATAGTATTTTTCTTTTAAGAACAAGATATCTTCTGTCCTTAACTCAGATGAATTTCCCCTTAGGGGAGTATTCCCATAGTTTTTATAGTTTTCTATAATATTTTGCTCTTCTTGGGCATCTTGGAACTGCCATTCTTTTAGTACTTTATACATCATATCTTCTTGTCTATATTTTTTTCTGTTATAATTACATATACACCAAATTTATTAAACTCCTCGCAAATCCTCAAAAATTCTAATATGTAATCTATCTGAATATCTGAAACCATGTTCTGCGGCAAAGTTGTAAACCGCTTTTGCATTAACTTGTACTTCTTTAGAAGTCTCACCTAAAGGCATACAGTAAACTATCCCAAAAGTAGGAACCTGATTAAGAAATTCAAACACTTCTGCCTTTTCTGTTTCTATAGATACTTTACTTAAAACAAATTTAAAATAGGAGCCCTCTGTATTAAGCAAATATTGATTAACAACTTCAGGTTTCCATCTTTTACTTTTATTTTCCCCCGATGCACTCATTTTTACGGACATACTAAAAGAAACTCTTTTAAAAATCGGATATTTCTCAAAATCTATTTGAATGGTACCGTTTGTTTCAAAATAGATTTTATGCCCTCTAGATATGAAATATTCTAAAGCACCTATTAAAGAAGGGTCACTGTGATGAATAAGAGGTTCTCCACCAGTAAAAACTAAATCAGGCTTTTCGGAATTCCCTTCTGGTCTAATTTTATAATGTTTAAGAATAGCCTGAACTAAATCAGACGCAGTATCGTAATAAGTCCAAGTATGCTTAAAATGCTTCACATTCACTGCATGTATAGAATCGCACCCGGTTATAATTGTTTCTTTATCTAATGCCGATTTAATTGTACAACCAAATCCTGAACAAGTTAAATTGCATCCTCCAGTTCTAATAAAGATACTAGGAATGCCCATTCGTAATCCTTCTCCTTGGAGTGTTCCTCCGCCATTACTCGCTTGATTGTTATCACCAAATATTTCGTCTATTGGTATTGCCATTTTTCTTCCTTTGTTTGAATATTATAACTATTTTTTACTTAAATAAGTTAGTTATAGAACTTTAATTTTAAAATGCCCTTTATTCCGTGGTAAGTATTATTATTTATCATTGTCTGGATCTTCTCATAAGGCACATTTTTTTTTCTTAAATCGTTTGTATCTTTAAATTTATCAGACCCGCTAGGCCACAAAAAGCATTTATAACCTTGTTTAAGATATTTCATACTCTCTTCAATAGATTTTTCATCCACATTCTGATTATCAAGACAAAAAATTGGTTCTTTTAATTGTTTTAATCTATCATCGTGTAAATTGGAACCAAGTACTGCAATAGAATTTTGAAATCCTGAACTTAACCTGTCATACACACTCTCAAAAATGAAAACTGGTTTCTCTTTATCAATTGCACTCCAGTTTTCAACTTTCCATGAAGTATTACCAGTTACCAAATAAACAAAAAATTTCTTTTGTTTCCACGCTAATGCTTGGAAACCATACCACTTATCACCCATCCTTAAAGGAACAATAATGTATTCTGATAAAACAATATCAGTATTATTAAATCTAATTTTATTATTTTTCCCAGAATACAACCAGTGCTCTTGTACTTCCAACCCACGGTTATTGATGTAAGTAACAGCTTCATCAGGTAATTTAGTAAGATTAGAAACAGGCGTTACTAAATTGGGCAAATTAGGATTAACAACTAATGGTGCAACTAATTTAGTTTTTTCTTTAATTGTTGGAGTCGTACTTATATCAAATCCAAAATCCATTCCTCTAATAGTACTCATATCCATTGGGACTTCGCCCTCTTCAAAACCGTCTGTGGGTAATAAAGTTTTCTTAGGTTCAATTACTTTTTTTTCTAAAGGGGTGTTCAAGTCTATACCAATGTCCACATTACTAAAATCTAACTCTTCTGTTTTTAGGAGGTCTTCTTTTTCGTGTGCCATTCGTAACTCGGCAAATCCTCTACCAGCTACTGCTTTTCTATATGAAACAAATTCATTAGGATGAAACTCTTTAAGATAACCATACATATTAGTTGAAAGTCCACAGTTAAAACAATTAATAGCAGCAGTGTCATATCCTGGTTTAATGTAAAGATGTAATCTATGTTTCCTACCCCAAGATCTTCCTTCTCGGCAATGAGGACAAGAAACCGCTACATCTACTGCTGAGATAGAACCTATTTCTTCGTGTACTTGAATAAAATAGTCCATGTCTACTGTTTCTAACGTCATATTACCACTCACTTTCGTCGAAGGATTCTTTTGTGCGTTCCAAAGATTCTGTAATATGGTCCTTCTTCCCTCGCTCTTCACTCCAAAACAACCGGTCTTCGTTGTTGTACACATCTTTAACTAAAGGCCTAGAAAAATTAATATGGTTACTTATTAAAACATTTTTATCTTTCTTTCTAAATACTAAGGCATATTCATGCACTTTTAGCATATTCAAATTAGTAATGGCTTGAGCATATAAAGGGTGTCGTTTTACTGGAGATAGCTCCAAAATAATTTCGTCTACTAATTCCATACCCATTTTTTCTATCATTTCTTCCCACATCACTTTAAGTTTTACGAGTTTACCTTCTCTTCTCATATTCGCTACTTTAACTATCATATACCCTCCATCTTTAAGGTATTTAACACTTAAAGATAGAATATCTTTTAACTTTTTATTAAAATCATCTAGCTTTTTAATATCTGATAACTGCGTACCTGAAATAGGGGCTTCATATTTTTCCAAATCCCAGAAAGGTGGATCTGTTATAATGGCATCTACCTTTTTGCCTATTAAATTGTCTGTTATATGCTCACTAGATTTATTATATAAAAAGATTTCAGATTTAAAACCATATTTATTTTTCAGCTTTGCTATATGTTCTACTTGTATATTATATCGTTTTGTAGTTATCTCAAACCCTATAAAATTCCTTTCCATTAAATAAGGCATAAAAGAAGAGGAATGTCCTGCAAAAGGATCTAATATTGTATCACCTTTTGCAGTCCAAAATTCAATTATTCTTTTATTGTATTCCTTATTCCACCCTGAAAAATGACCTCCTGGCCCAGCCTTTACCCAGTCTCCAGTCCTTTTAGTTTTTTGCTCTTTGGTGTATTCAGTTTCACATAATTTTTCAAGAATTTTATTTTTTTTATATTTCCATATACTATTAGGTTCAAAAGAAATTTCGTAGTTTCCTTGAGTTTTTAGCCGTTCACTATATTTAGTCATTATTTCCCTTTATCTTATAAGAGTTTAAGTGCCAACTATATCCTTCACTAAAATTTCTAAGACCCAACCATAGTTGGCTTATGAGAATTGAAGTCTCAGTAATAAACTTCTTATATACTATTATTTATATACAAAGAAGTAAATATTTAATTGCTTCCATCCCTTGGTCTTCTATATCCATTTCAATGTAGTAAGCCAATACTTTAATTGCTTTTTCAAAAGTTCTCATATTAAGTTCTTTTGCTTTTTCTTTATTTTCGTCTAAGAAATTAAGTACTTTTTCTTTTACTTCTAAAGCGTAGTCTGGTTCAATTTTTTCAATTATCGCTCTCATTCTATCTATTTTATCTTGTGAAGTCATACTTAAATCTACGCTTAAAGTTCTAGATTTAACTGCACCATCTACCTTATTTAAAGCTAAGTTACTAATAAAAATTACTCTTCCGGTAAATTTAAACGAACTCGGTAAGTCATCCGACACAAAACCTCTTGATAACCAACTAATAATTCTCTCATCGTAATTATCTAAGGCACCTTTTAAAATGTTTAAAGAAGTTACATCTTTTAAAACAATATCACAGTCGTCAAAAATAACTAATTTGTCTTGATTCTCATATAGAGTTGCATATAAAGCTTTTGGTGTGCTATAACCTTTAATTATAACATAATCTTGGTCCTCAACCAAACCTGCTTCTGCTATCTTTTCTTTAATAGTGTGAGTTTTACCTAATCCACCCTCTCCTGATACTAATAAGGATGCTGTTACATTTTTAATTACCATATTAGTAAAGTTACCCAAAAACTCGAATCTTTCATTTATATTAAACTCTGACTGAACAGGGGCTGTACTTACTGTAGCTTTTTCTCCAGTCTCTACACTTTCTATTTCTTTAGTGTCGTGATTGTAAGCGTATTTCACACCATTAAACGGAAATGTTAAAACGCCTTCTTTATTTTTAAGTTTTCTTTTATACAAACCCTTACTATTTCGTAAAACTATTGTATTTCCTTCAACTCTTTCGAATGCTTCTTTTGCTTGTGTTAATCCAGTCATTTTATGTTCCTAGTGTTAAATTAAATATGTATAATTATAACTTATTATCCTTATTGTAACCTTAAATTTAAGGCATCTCGGGTTAAATTTATAACTTTTATAAATAAATATAAAAATAGGAGTCAATAATGATAAACAATCAATCTATAAAAGATGTATTTGAAAAAGTAAAAGAAAATCATACTGAAAGTGAAGCGGTCCAAATGTTATTAAACTCTTTAGTTATTTTAGGTTCCAAAAAAGTTCAAGTTCAAGATAAACTAGACGAAGCCAGTTTTAAGAGTATTAATAAATACAAATACCCTGAGAGATTGGCTTCTTTTTTAAAAACAACTAACGATAAATCTTTAGAGTGGCAAAATATGTCTTTTGCTAAAATTGCTCTTTCTTAAAAATCAGCAAAAAAATCATCCAAACTTGTAGTAACTTGTGAAGCATAACTTGGATCATAAAATTTAGTAACTTGATTAACTTGCTTGCCCAATCCTTCAGCCATAAAATATTCTAATATTCCGTTTTGGTTATAATTAACTTTAACTTCTTTAAATTCATTTAAGATGTTTGTTTTTAAGTAATCAGGTATTTTAGCAAAATCTACTAAAGTATTACTAAACTTGAAATTTTTTAAATATTTCGGATGCGTTTTAAGTACTTCATTAAGTGTATCTTCTGACTGTACTGCCGCTGTTGCTTTTTTAGGCCCAAAAATAACTTTCTTAAAAACATCTTTTTCAAATACATTTTCAACTTCGTATTCCTCTGTCAATTGATTTTTCGTATATTCATCTTTTGATATTAATTCTTGACTTTCAGTTAATCTATAAAATACTCTATAATTAAATTGGGGCAAACCTTTTCTATTGCCACTTTTAACTATAGCAAGTACATCATATTTTTCTAGTAATTCATCATAAATTGACATTGATCTGACTTCATCTACATTTTCAGAAGTTATTTCATTACTTTTTAAATAACTTAAAAAGTTGTCACTAAATTTTGTTTCAAAAGTAAGATTGGGCACATTATCTCCACTATCTCCTAGTAAGGAATGCATAGCAGTAAACCTACTCATTTTTCCTACTGGTGTGTTGATTAAAGTGTGTTCAAAGTCAGTCAAATTGCTGTATTCCATTTTAATTGGATCGTACATTTTTACTTTCTTCCCGTGCGTAACATTTTGTAACCAGTCATGGTCCGAAGTTATCAAAATAACTTCTCGTTCATCCCCAAAGGTCTGTGCTAATACACCTCCAATATCATCTGCTTCTGCTTTTTCTACTTTAATTACCTTAAAAGGAAAGTTCTCTTTTATTGTTTCTATAGTTTCGTCTATTATTTGGTATATTTCATCCCAATTTAAGTCACTTTCTTCTTTTCCTTTAGCTCTTGTCCCTTTATAATCTTTATAAAAATCCTTACGCCAGTTATGTCTAGCATCTAATGCTAAAATCATTTCACCTTTGAATTTGTTTTTATTATATTGCAAAGAGTTAAATAATAAGTGCAAGAAATATGGTTTAATTTCTGCTGTTATAAATTTACCTTTTACTTTTTTGGGTTTTGCTTGGTTTATCGCCACAAAAAGGTTTCTTGAAAAAAGATGACTAAAATCTACTACTATCAATGGTTTCATTTTAGTCCTTTTTTGTTTATTTTTTAATCCTATAAAGTTATGAATGCTACTTTTATAACTTTTGGTTTCAGACATAGTTCTGCATCTCTACTCCTAAGTAGATTACTGTCTATAAGAAAGAAATTGGAATTAGCAACTCCAATAAAAAGTGTATTATTAAATTCCTCCTTGGAGACCTAATTAACTCATTAGTTATAAAGTTTATATCTGTTACTGTATCGGAAGCGTATCCTTTGAGCTGTTTTTATCAAAATCCTTTTTTGGAAATTGAAAAATTATTTCTCTAATAGCCTGTTCCCTTAGTATATTATATCTTTCTGAACCTATAATTTCTTTAGGTTCACTTAGCTTTTCTGATTTTTGATAAAGATTGTTTATTTCCCACCAGGCTGCAGTCATACTTAAGTTATCAAGAGCTTCTGCGAGTAAAGCATGAGCTACATAATGGTCTTTATAAGTTAAATAAACTCCATTCCAAATATTTTCCTTTAAATCACTAAAAATAGGAAATAGTGCTTTTGGTAGAATGTGATGAAGTTCAGTCTTAAATTTAATCTTTTTGTTATCTTTTTTAGAGGAGCATAAATCTATATACTCCCCTAATTTTTTCTTATCAACTACCTTATAGTTTTTAAATGTTTCTATGTTTATTTTCATAAATAACTCCTTTATAGAGTTATTATATCTTACAAATCATCAAGAAAGCTGAGATCACCTTCATTTCCTGCAGTTGGTGCTGGTGTTGCAACTACTGGTGCTGTTGGTGTTACAGGAGCAACTTCTGGTGCTACTTCTTGTACTGGTGCTGCTTGTGTTACAGGAGTAACTTCTTGTACAGCTTGTACTGGTGCTGCTTGAGCGGTTGCTGTAGGTGCCACATTAATAATTGGATTAACTACTTGTGCAAATCTTTCTGCAGTTAAGTTTTTAGGTGAATAACATTCTAAAACATATTTCATTTTCTTTAACAATTCTTCATAAGTCTCAAACGCATCTGGCGAATTAAATTCACTTAATTTGTGCGCATTTTCTATAATATCTGCTTTTGCTGTTTCACCATCTGGGTAAATTGAACTTACACCTTCAATAGTTGTAGCATCGTAGTTTAAAAAACCTGCTGCTTTTTGAATTTTTAACTTAATATTACATCCAGTGATTGGATTAAATAATTGTTTAGGTTCCTCACCCATTGCAATATCTGTATCTGATGGTTGTAAAGCCGCCATAATTTTATCTTTTAACTTTGTGCCAAATTTCCATACGAAAATTTTACCGTCATTTGCTGGATTACTTGGATCTTTAATCACTTTAATGTTTGTATAGAACTGAATCTTTCTTGAGAAGTTTTTAGCTTCTAGTTTTCCTTCTTCAGAGCCCTCATTAAATAATGCACTCCATAAATCACTTGCTGGACATTCTGCACCTACTGTTTGCGGAGAGTTGTTAATATACCATCTTTTTTTCTTGTTTACATTATCGAATGATTGAAATGCATGATTAAAAAGTTGTATAAACGGTGTTCCTTCCGGATCCGGAAGTAATCTAATTATTGCCCCACCATTGTCATTCTCATCTCTGGCCAATGTCCAAAATCTGTCATCTGCATAATTTTTCTTTTGTGCTGTTACATTAGCCCCTAAATTTTTCTCTAATGAACTCCAGTCCATTGACCCTGCTGTATTGAAATCTAAACTCATTGTGTTTCCTCTTATCGTTTTTTAACGCTTATTTTAATTTCATATAGTTTATAGACTTAAATGTTATTGGTCTTATTTTAATATAAAGTATTATACAAAAAAATTACTTAATAAATAATCTAATGATATACTACATTTTCCACCTTTAGAAATGTTGTCCAAACAAAACAACATTTCTAAATTATGATGGGATGCTATTATATAAGTGGGTATATTGTTATTAAAACCACTTATAATGCTATATCTATGATCTAAATGGAATTCTCTATAAGACCTATTAAGGTTATTTTCGTTTATAACTTTGTAATATTTTTTATAATTGACTTCAGTTTGTTTAACTACCGTTTCTCTATATAAAGCATAGTCTTCCTTGTCTTCTTCGTCTATCCATATACCCAGACTTACTTTTGTTAATCTTTCGTTCTTTTTAATTTTCTTAGGGTTGTTATAGTTAATATTTCCGTATTTTTCAAGCTTAGTCTGTTGTGACGCTTTTTTCCCTATTTCAGAATTCAGATAAGTCTCTGCTCCATAAGTTTTCAAATAATATTTTTTCATTTTAAGTTGATACTCTGGTGAACTTTGATGGCTTTCAAAACCAAACCTTATTAAATTGGAAGCCTTCCTTTTATTAATGATGTTATCCCAGTAACTTTTATCTTTTAAACTAAGAGATTTAATTGTTGTTTCTTTTCTAGCAGCATAGTCTGTTGAATCTATGCCTTTTTGTATCTTTTTCTTATCTGCATTACTACACTTAGAAGAACAAAACTGCCTATAACCTATTTTAAATGAGTGTAAACTAAGTTTATTACCACATTTACATAACGGAGTTTTAGTGTTGTGATATATGTTAAAAATAGACTCTATGGAGAGTCCCGAAGCTTTAACTTTATGGTTATTGAGTGCTCCGTCTACTCTAAAGAAATTTTTCTCTATGTATTCTTTTGTGGGGTTATTGCTTTCTTTATTTATTTTATGCATTTAATTAAATAATTTTGATTAATACCAACATAGAGACTTTTTATTTGACAGTTTAATATACCCATCTATAAGCTTACCTGCTTCCAAATCAGGTATTTCATCATTTGCTACTACTGACTTAACTATCTGTTCATTCATAAATATTGTATTCAATTCTTTACCAGTTATTTTTACAAACTGCTTACCTTCAATTTTAAGTACCTCATAATCTTTTTCTATTAGCTTTGTTGTATTTTCGAGAGTCTCTCTAAAGAAAGTTAAAGGCACCAAGTCGTCCATTTTAGTCATAGATTTGTCCCACATTAACTTATAAATATATTTTGGACATCTTAGAGATTTCTTGTTTAGTAGAGTTATTCCACCAAATTTCAAATAATCTATTCCTTCTATTAAGCCAAATTCTTTTAGCAGCATACTTATATTGGCAATATGGAACCTGCCTTTCTTGGCTACTTCTGCCCCTAGTACATAATTTTCTAACATTTATATAATCCTTATTTTTTAGACAGTTAAGTCGTTAGTCATAGTTACACTTTTAAGCAACTAAAATAATTATAACATATTAACCTTAAGATAACATTAGATTGCTAAAAAATTCTACTATTTTGCAAATGGATTATTGTCTTGTGCCTTACTAAATTCATCAGAATGGTAATCCCCCAAGAAGTCCAATAGTTGAAATAAATCTAATCCATTTCCTTCTGCCATTCTGATATGAAAATCTAGAACACATGCATTGTGTATTACTTTTAAAGCATCTGTATTGAATTCTCTACTATTATCTATAAGAGACAAAATTTCCTTAAAAGTTTGTTTAACTTTATCTTTCACCGCACTCATATCATAGATTGTTTTAATCTCTGTTGTTTTAATGCTATTGTTCATTTCCGTCATCAATTTATCCATACTCACGAAAAGATTCCCTTTAGTTATTTGATTCAACATATTTTGTTTAATTTTTCTATTTTTCAATGGTGTCTACTTTTAGCACCTATTTTAGAAGCCTTGCTTCTTTTTTTGTCTATTTTTGTGGGTATAGTGTCCCCTATAGCACACGATTTGTTAGATCCCGGTTTAATTTTTTTATTGCAAATATCTTGTTTCTTTTTATTCCGTTTAAACTCAGAAGTTTTCTTTCTTATTTTAAGGGCTTTAGCCGCTTTTAACCTGTCAGTTGATTTCATCTTTTTTTCGTTAATTTTATTTTGCATTATTAGTGCTATTTCTTCAAAAGTTTTCATTATTTTACTCCTTGTGCTTTCATTTTTAATTTAGCGTGCAGTACCTCTCGTCTGAACTCCACTACTCCTTGATCTGATAATTGTCTTATTTCTACTGACAATATGTAAGTGCCAACTTCTAATTCTTGGGATTCCATAGGTGTAATTTGAAAAAGGAAGAAGCTGTCAGCAGGAGTCTTAACAGTTTTACCTATATTAAAATCACAAGCAAACTTACCTTGTGCATCTGTTTTAATTTGCATATCTCTTTTATTTCCGCTAAAGATTCCTTTAATTGTAATAGTAATATATCTTCCTTCAGACGGAATTTCAGTATTATCATTTCCTTTGGTGTATATCTTTCCCGATACTGTGCATTTTTTGTCTACAATTACATCATCATTAAATTCTATTATTTCTTCTTTTTTAGGTTCAAAAACTTTAAAAGTTTTTCTAAACTCTTCTTCTTCTAATGAGTCATCATTTAGAATATTTTGGTTTTTTAATAAGCTACCTTGTATTAAAGGGGTTTCACCTAATTTAGAAGCAACTGTCCAAGAACCCTCCCAAAATTTATCCAAACGATCTATTTGTTTGTTGCTGAATTCCCAAATACTTGAACTATCTCCAATTATAAGTTCTATCTCTTCCATCCAATTCTCCTCTTTATTACTATTTATATTTTAGAACAGACTTTGGTATTAAAAAATTGTTTTTTAACAATTTGTTCCCAGACTATTAAAAATAATTTACTTTCCCAAACTATTGGATTTTTGCCTACTTCCCAAACTGCTTTAATGGGTTTATTTTCCCAAACACTTTTTTGCACTGAAAAACTAAAGTCCATACTTCTTATTTTTTTTGTCCAATCTATATTCTCAAAAGATAAACGAAAGCTATACTCATATAGTACATAAAGTGAATCATCGTCATCAGGAGCAACAAAAAAATTAAAAGTCTTATTTTTCTGATCTAGGGTATAACCGTAAGGGTGTGACTTGTCGTCTTCACTATGAATCATCTGTCCATTAATAAAAATCGTAATGCTTCCGCCCTTGTAATCATCAGGTAGGTTAAATAGTGTATTACCATTAGGTTGTTTGGGCATAAATCTTTTAATCATAATTTGCTCCTTTATAAATATTTATAAAGAAAGGAGTATAGTATTATGAATATAAGTGATTTGGTAATTGATAATTACCCAAAGCTAAATATAGATAAAAAAACTTTATCAACCGAATACAACATCAATTCCAATGAAGACATTAGTATTAGTTTAAATAATGCTATAATTCTGAGTAATAATAATATATCAGAAGTTAAAGAAAATGTAATTTTTCTTCAAAATGAAGTGGAAATATCGTCTAAAGATGTAATTTCTGTAATATATTATGTAGAAATATAAATAACTTAAAAGGAGATTAAAAATGGCAGAACAAAGTATTAATGAAAATGAAATGATTAATCAGGCAGAGTTAATAGGGGCTATTGATAAAATTCTTGTTAAAAAAAGTATAGCAAGAAGAGTATCTGACATTCAGCCATTAAAAGGGCCTGTTGGAATAATTTCAGGTGCAGAATGGGATAAAACAGAAGATAAATTAACAATAGCAAAAGCAGATATTACTGCTATAACTAGAAAAATAAGAACAGAGTTTACAGTAGAAGCTATTCAAGATATGCAGAGTATATATGGTGAAAGTTTTTATGAAGTACTAGCAACTTATATTTCAGATGAAATAGTTTATAAAATAGATAATGATTTTTTAGCAATGGTCAAAGAAAGGGCAGAAACAAAGGATACTTTGACATTCAGTGGTGAAGACTATGATGCCAATTTATGGGCAGTCGGCCAAAGTATAGCAATTGCAGTCAATAAAGGTACTTGTGATTTACCAATTTCAGATAATAGAAGCCCACAGGCTTGGGCAATTGTTAGTTCAAATGTTGCTTCTTTACTAGCAGGGACATTGGGAGATAGTGCTAGAGCAGGTGAAAATGATAATAGCCCTTCTTATTTAGGAAGAATAGCTAGTGTTGATTATTATATTGATTATACTCATCAAAATAATGGTACTGATTCAATAATTTTCGGCATCAAAGGGAACGGCATCTCTAAAGGTAGTACCATTTATTCTCCTTATATGACAAAATGGGTGGAAGCAATTAACTCAGAAACTGGTGAACCAATTTATTTTGTAATGGATAGAACAGGTATGGCAATTAATCCATTAGATAAAAAATATTATAATGGTGGAAATGGTGTATCAGGCTTTCTTGGAAAATACAATGTTGATTTATCAGATCTTCAAATTTTTAACTAGGAGTAATTAAACGAAAAGTTTTAGAGAAATAGCACTACAAGAAAAATCTGAATATAAGTTGACTATGTAAATTAACTAATTATTTGGCAGTATAAATTACTGCCAATTCATCTTCTTCCCAATCTATATTACATAATTCAGAAACTTCTATTGTAAAATTATCCAATAGGGTAATATCATTATCATAAATTGACCACATACCATTAACTGAAATAACTATATCGTCTGAAGTTTCTATTTCTTTGGAAGTTGTAAATGTTCTCAACTCTTTATCAAAAGTGGGTTTATCTTCTATAATCATACTATTTTTTCATTAACAATTTTTTCTAAATTGTTACCGTCATCATAAACAAAAGTTTTCTTAATATGTTGGAAAATATTCGAACCGTCAGTGGTATAAGTAATTTTTTCAATTACACTTAGCACATCTTCTAAGTATCCGAAAGAGGTATGAACCAGTAGTAAATTTTCAGCTCCGTAAGTTTTAATATCAGTTAGTATTTCATTGTAATCAAAAAATAGTTTTATTTTTTCATCTCTATCGTGGTGGAACATTTTATTATGAGCTAGTACAAAAGCGTCTAACTCTTGTAAAGTAATTTTAGGAGCATCTGTCCATTTTTCTTCACCGTGTATATCAGTTAAGATAGATCTAATTACATTTAAATCTTGCTCTAATGTTGTAGCATCTTTTGCAATATAGTCCCTATTTTGATTCTGTTGACCTAAATCAATATCTTCATATATTTTACTATTAGCAATTTGTTTACCTTGCTTGAGTAGTGTAGCCATTTATAACTCCGTTTATTAATATTTATAAAGAGTTAAGTATTTCTTCCACTTTTTTAGTAATATCAGGTTGACTAGTATTATCTATATAAAAATCAAATTTAAATTTATTATCTTTTAATTCAGATTCACTAGCGTGCATATCTGTATTATCGATGTCATTATTAAAGACATTAATTGTAATTAATTTATATTTTCCTTTATTAGAGTATTTTTTGGCTTCTTCAAATTCTGTTAAAAATCTAAAATCAGTAATTAAATTTATTTTCTTCTTCGACTTTCTAACTTTTTTAATACATAATTTAGCCCAAACATTATTACCAAATTGAGGCTTCATAGCTTCAGTACCAAATTTCTGTAAAATAGCTCTAAAATTTGTAAATGCTAAAGTCTCTGATGGTTGGCATTTTGAATAAACTTTAGTTTCAATACCAAAAGATTCGGTTGTATTCTTATATTTTTCCAATTCATTTAAAGAGATATCAAAAGTACAAGCTATAATTTTCTTAATGGGCTCGGCAAATGAAACTATATTACATTTCTTTCTTCCGATTAAGTTAGTAATTAACTCACCAGTATAATCTTTACCACTCCGTTTATAACCATTTATTAATATTAAAGTTTTTTTCATTATCTTTTTTCTCCAGTTTATTAATTAGCTTAAGGGTTTGTTTAATTGTTTCTTCGCCTGATTTCATTTCATGATATTCGATGCCGCATTCATTTAACAGTGCTTTAATATCGAATGCTTTTTTATCCGATAGTTCTGCTGTTTGGCTTCTTCCATATTCTTGATACTTATGATTTCTATTGATAAAAATATTTAAAGTATTATAAGAATTATGAACCTTAAGCATAAGTGCCTTTAATTCATCTTTATAATCAACAGCACTATCAACATAAGTAAACCCCATAATAAAGGGGCTATCTGTAATAACATAATCTACTTTTTTATCAAGAACAAAGTGAGGATGTCTTTGTTTTCCAAACAATAGTATTTGGTCTGATAATTTTATGCTGTCTTCTCCATATGTTAATTCTTTTGCATATTCTACTACTTCTTCAACTTTTAATTGTTGTTTCTTAAGTTCATAAAACAGCCTACTTCTCATTGTCGATTTTCCTGAGCCTGAATTAAGGAGCACCAAAGATATTGATGTGTAAACATTTTTTATCGAGGTGCTCGGTCTCCTTGTGTTGATCTTCTATTTTCTTCATTTTTTTCCTTTAATGTTTTGATGATAGTTTTATTACAAAATAATTATTATCTTCATAAATAATTATTCCATAGATTGTTCCATCAGTATAAGTATCTTCACCGTAGTCTGCTATGTACCATCGTTTTTTAAATTCTTCTATGGAAACATTTATTATCATTTTTTAGCCTTCATATAAAATATGTAAGTTTAATTAAATTTTCTTTAAGATTAAACTGGGCCTTTATGTCCTTTATTATACTAAAATAACACTTAACTTTTCCGTACTTTTTCCAAAATGCTTTCTCCAAATTCACTGGAAATTTAATTTCGTTGTTATAGTATATTTCATAAACTCCCTTTATAATATCTTGATATATATATAAATCTTGTAGTTCTTCTTCTAAATTTAAAGTATCTATTTTGAAAAATACTTCTATTTCTTTTATTGGCATCTTGATTTCCTTGCTAATTTAAATAATTCTCTATCAAAATGCATTGATTCCCATAAAGAAAATCTTCTTGTTTTTACTAATTGTTCTTTATTTGATAAACGATAAATTTGGTTTTTTATAAATCTTGAACACCTCTTATATCCAATAAGACTGTCTATCTTTTTCTTTATATAATGGAATTTAACTAATTCTTTTTCATGTCTTTTTGTCATCTTACATCCTTCAATATTCTTATTTCTTTCGAGTAAATGGCCAGTGATGTTATGTCCAGTAATATTAAAATATTTTTTGTTTTATATCGGACAATTTTGTGTTATAAGGCAACTCATATGTAATATCTGTATATTCTCTATTCTTACCTTCTAATGCAGGCAGTATCTCTGATGAAATAAATCTTTAAATTTTTTTCTCCTTGTTTTTATATATTATACCTCAATATTTTCTTGCTGTATAATTTCTTTATTTGGAAAGCTAATAGCTGTCATTTTACCACCATAAGTTTCACTATATTCATAATTAACAAAAGCACCTGTATCTATACAAGCGTAACCTTTATCAATATTAATTATAACTTCTGTTTCTGAATCATATCCTTCAATTTTTCCATTTCTTTCAAGTAAATGTCCAGTGATGTTATGTCCAGTAATATTAAAATATTTTTCTGATTTATTAGCCGGCAGTTGTCTATTCCAATCAAAAAGTTCTTCCATTTTTGTTATTTGGCATCTAGCATGAAGCCCAAACTTATCCTCATATTTTTCAGAAGCGTCTGGTGCAGCGTTAAGCCCATATAAACTTAAATAATCATCAATAAAATCCAGACAAGGTGCGTGGGATACAAGTAATTTTCTTCTTCTATCATCAACATCATCTAAAATTAAATATAGGGGAAGAGAGTATAAAAATTCGGCATCTTCTTCCATTTTTAATTCTAGTTCCTCGTTATCCATTTCCGGATAATAATTTCTATAAGAACGAATTGTTTGTGGGCCACCATTTCTGGATGTCCAATTACTTTCAAATTTTGACTGAAAATAACTGTACATCAATCCTTCATGATTTCCCTTAACTGCTTTAAATTCTTTTGCTTTTACACCTTTAAGTATAAAATCTACAACTTCAGCACTTCTTGGACCACGGTCTACAAAATCACCACAGAATATAAACTCTGCTTCTGAATCTTGGCTTTCAACTTTATCCATAAGTGCTAGTAATGTTTTTAGACATCCGTGTACATCTCCGATTATCCATTTCATTATATAACCTTTCTTTTAAATTTTTTATTGAATTCTTGTTCTGAACGAACAAAGAAAATATCCCCATTAAATTCTTTATATCTAATACCAAGAACCCAAATCTCGTTTTCTTGTATCATACATTTATCTACTATAATATATGATTTGTGATTTTTATAGTGTTGATATATCACTTTAATCCTTTAAATTTTCTTATAACCTGTTATTGAAAAAGGCCAAACATCATATTTTTCATCATTTTTAAATTCTTTTGAAGAGTAAACATAACAATCGTGATTATTGTCTCTTCTTTTTTGAGTTTTAATAAAAAATGTTTTTGGTTTTTTAAGTTTTAAATCAGAATCATTATCGCCAGTACCTTCTAATTTTGTTCCTTTATCAAAAGTAATTTCAATATTAGAAGTTTTGTTATCAATCATCATTCTCCAAACTTTTTCACCTGAACCTTTTGGTTCATCAACTGGATCAGACCAAGAAACATCATTAAAGTCAAACCAATCTTGAAACTTACAAGTTTCTTTAGTGATTTTTCCCTTAGTATCTTCTTGAGTGTATTCAATAATATCTTCAGCTTTATCAACTTTAGTTATATTAATTAAATATTCCGGAAAACCATCTCCTTTAAGAAATTGAGCTCCTTCATATAAATCTGTACCTGCGTTTTTTATTTTATTTTTTAATCTACTAAAAAATCCTTCTTGAATGTATTCACTAAACTTTTGCATTGTATTACTCCTTTAAACCAAATGATTTTACAACTAAACCAGTTTTTTTAAATATTTCTTTGTAATTAAATTTCGAAACAAACAAATTACCTACTGATGAATATGAATGTTGTAATTTAAAATCTTTATTTTCTACATATTTTTTATAATCTTCAGTAGAAAGCCAATAAACAAAATTTCCTTTTTTATTCTTCTTAATTGAATCTAGAAATACAATTTCTTTTTCTTCCGGTGTTTTATTTTTTAAAATATTTTTTATCTTATTTAAAAATCCCTCTTGAATGTATTCACTAAACTTTTGCATTGTATTACTTCTTTATAAGTATTTATATTTCTATCTGTTTTATGCAATTCCCAGTCATACTACTTTTATAACTAAGAGGATTGCAAATAGCTTAAACCATAATCTTTTATATTATGTAGAAAACACTAAATTATATAAGAATATTTAGTCCTTATATATTCTATTAAGATGCAAAATCTATTAAATTTTCTTCTATAAAGATTGTACTAAGGTTAGTACTCAACTTTTAGACAAAGAAATTTTTAAGTTTATCTTTATTGGGTTCATCAACTAACCCTATATTGACTGGCTCTAAAGTTTTTCTTAGAACATCACCGACTACATTTTTATTTAGAAACTTTCTATAGATGTTTAAGGAACCATTGATGTCTGAATTAAGTATTATACCTTTATTACTTTTTCCAAGTATTAATTTCCTATTCTGTTGTTAAATTATACCAAGAATCTGTATGCTGTGTTAAATATACTACATATTTTCTATTGAAATCCCTATAACAAACTACCCAAAACACAAATCTCATTTTCCTGTATCGTACATTTATCTACTATAAAGTATAATTTTATAGTGTTCGTATTCTATTACCTATCCGGCATTAAAAGATGAAACAACATCTCCGGTTTGTACAAAATCTTCTGCAGTTCCGATTATCTTTGCTGTGTTAGTATAACGTTGATATGAACCCCCCATTTTTTCCTCCGATAATTGAATTGCTTGTTTCTCTGTATATGCACAATAAATTGCAGAGTCATAAGTGTCCCAACCACTTTGGTCTGTTAATATTAAGTATAGACTTTTGCAACCTTCTCGAGTGTTTAAAATACATTTTTTATCAATAAATTCCTTGGGATTTTCGTAAAAAGAATCCAAATCTTTTTCGGTAATAAATTGTTCTACTAATTTAACTTTACTTAATTCCTCTTCTGAAATTAACTCATTTCTTTCTGTACCTATTTGTATATCATAAATGTACAAATTCTCCCCTTTTTAATTTTTTATATTAAAGCATTACCAACTGCTGCTACTACTATACTTGTTCCTAACATAATTAAACCACCAACTAACATCCATAATCCAGTACTAACTGCACCTACTGTAAATGGTCCTGCAAACCAAGCCACTGTTATAACTCCTAATAATTTTAAAATTGTCATTACTACTAATGTTATTTTACCCAAAATCTCATTGAAATTATCGAATCAATTATTCCTATTATCCCTGATAAACCTGCTATTGTACCTATTACTGCTTGCATTTATTTTTCTTTTGTTTTGTTTATACTACTAAACTAAATTTTCATTTAGTTTTTCTTGCATAGAGTCAATGTATTCTTGCATTTCGCTTATACATTTACTACCTGCTTTTTGTTTGGTAGAACCATAAGCAAAAAATCTTAAAGTCTTAAAAATTATTTCTGCCATTATATTATTTTTATCTAATGTTGTAAATTTCATGTTATTTTCCTTCATTTATTTTAACAAGATTAAATCTTAAATCTTGTGGAGTACTAAACATTAATGTAATATCTTTCCAAATAATTTCTTTAACGCCCATTGCAAGTAAATCTTTAAGTTTTCTTTTATTGCTATTATTTGCATCTCTGTACTGAGCACCATCATCAATAGCACCTGTATAGTGGTCATATGATTTAATTAATTTCAAAGCACCCTCTAAATCTGTATCTTTTTCAATAACTAAAGATAAAGCTAAAAGAGGCAAATCAACAATTATCATTTTCTCTGTTTTAATAATTTTGTTTTCATTCTCATCAAAACTAGCTGTCAATCTTTCATAAACGGTTTTATCGTTTTCCACTGTGTATCTAAATCTACCATCTTCATATAAACCAAAATCTAAACTGGTTAATTCTGGTTGAAATGGGTTTTCATTTAATCTACCTTCTGTTATGTCTGGTGTAAATATTTTTAAAACTCTTGTAAACTCTGGTGTAATTTCTGTACTTGTTATCATCTTGTTATCCTAATATGTGTTTGTTTATATAATTATAACATATTAACATTAAGATAACTTTAAGTACTAAACTTCTGGCCAAACTTTACCCAAATTTGGAAATTTTTGAGGATATTTATTTACTTCTTTTATCATATTTGCTATCATTCCAGGTGTTACACAAATTTGATTCCATCCTTCATTCCAAACGTAACCAATATCTTTTTTAGTGAACATTTGAGAACCAAAATTTTTAATTTTAATATAATGTTCACCTATATGATATTGATAAATTTTACCATCAATAGTTAATTCTCTATAGAATTTCTTTTTACCCATTAATGTACAAACTCCACTTCTGTAAAGTTTGTTCTAACTGGCATCCCAAAACCTTTCATCATATTGTTAATTACTGTTGGATTAATCCATTTACCTGTTTCGTCTCGTCTTTTAACTAATCGTCTTTTGACCTCTTTAAATCCAGTTGCAAATACTATAGCTTTTGCTCTGTATTTGTTACCACATTTATTAACCCATTTTCTTTGACCTTTGTTGCTCATATTCGTCATATCTATAATCATATTTTCTTTTTTATCAAATGCTTCTTTAAAAGTACCTTCAAGAATTTTATCAATTTCTTTTTGATCTTCATCAGTTAGCTGCTTCCAAACATCCGAATAATTTTCAACAATTTTGTATCCATCTTTACAACCTTTAGCTTGACATTTCCCAAGATTAATATCTTCTTTTCTAACACCATCTAAAGCATAATCAATAACTTCTTCATTTAAGTTACAGTTATCACATTTAATTTTTTTACCTATAATTTCATTTGCTTTGGCATATTCCATTAAAACATTGTCTCTTGATAAAACTGCATATCCATCTAAAATTCCATCTTGTGCTAATATTTCTAAAAATGAACTTTTTCCTGAACCTGGAACACCAACTAAAACCATTAATTCTGCTTTTTGTAAAACTCGTTTTCTTGGTTTTCTTAATTTAGTAATAATATATTCAATAAATTGAGCATTAGTAAAAATTTCAGTTCCTAATCTAAAAGCTTTGTTTTTTCTACCGTCAGAGGATGAAAAGAATCTTCCAAGACTGTCACATTTTACTTGAGTTACTAAAGCATTAAAAAGAAACATCTCGTCTTTAAAATATTCTTCAACTTCTCTTTTAAGTAATGTATAATTTTCAAGAACTTCTGTTTTGTAATTTATTATCTTTTCCTCACTTATAAAATGAGAAAATAATTTTTCGGGTTTTCTCATTTCACCATCATCAGTTATGTAATTAAATAATTGACCATGCTTGCTTATAATAATTAAACATTGTTCTACTTCTTTTCTTGTAAGTACGCCTAAATCTTTTAGTCTATTTAAAGGTTCAATAGCTAGATAAAAAGAAAGTCCCTCGTGGCCTCTAAAGTGGCTCTTCAATCCTGACTTTGGCATTACCCTATTCATTCCAGAATCTTTTCTTAACTCATTTAAATCTGAGTGAATCGGTTTTTTTGCCTCAAAAGGGATAACTTCTCGTGCCATTGGTTTCCCGATATCATGCAATAAAGCACAAATCTTATTTATTTTTTGAACATCAAATATTTCTGCTCTTTGGCAAACCAACATAGTGTGCGTCCAAATTGAGTTATCACCTGTATGATATGGATTAGGCTCATTTGTTGTTACTGCATGATAACTTTCTTGCATATCATCAACTAACTCTGTGTATTCAACCATAAACCAATAAATAAGCTCATTTATACTGGGGTCTTTTATATCTCTAAAATATTTATTCATTTTTTATATCCTTTTATATAAATAATTATAACAAAAAAACTCTTAAAAGGGACTTAAAACTTCCTATTTATAAAGAAGTTCTTCTAAGTCTGAATAATTGTCTAAAATCTTTAGCAATTTCTTCTTTTAATAGTTCTGTTAGTCCAAGTTTCCCTTTAAGCATTTTGTAATCTGACTTTTTAATTCTCCCTAAATTCTTCTGGTATATCTATCTTTATCCATTTGCCAGTAATCATCTTATAGTGTTCAACATAGGTTTCTAAGTTATTATAGTGTTTTATATTATGAAACCTTTTATGAAAATCCTTCCCGTATTTTATATATTTGTTAAAGGTTTCATAAATCTTTTTCTTATATTGAGTATCAGTGTCTTTTCTAATTATTTTAATCTTATAAATTGTTTCTTCTGATTTTTCAATTAAATCGAAAATGGCATCAACTGGACTCTTATGCTCACCCATACCCCATTGTTTATACGCATTATAATATTTCCTTGCTTCTTCTCTGTCAAGATTTTTTAGTCCTTGTTGTAATAATTCATAACCTGACATTATGCTTCCTCTCTTTCTTGTTCTTCTAAATCTTTTAATTCATCTCTACTTAACCAAACTCTGTTTCCGTGATATAAAGGAATTGTATGATATTCCATAAACCATTTTTTACCTATTACACTTCTTCCGACTTCTCTAAGTTCGATAACACCAGTCATTTCATTCATAACCATTTCATAAATCCAATCACTTTTTAATAAATGAGCACCACTTTGCATAAGAGTTCCCATAATTAAATCTGGTGTCTCATTAGGAAGTTTTTCATTTTCTGGAGTTCCTTCTTTATATTTGTCTAATCCTCCTCCACCTGGTCTTGTTGCAAACCTTGCAATTGGTGTTGTAAAATATTTACCTGCTGTCATTCAAATTTCCTTTATATTTTCAGAAATGCATTTTTCTAATTTTCGTTTAGCGTTTTCAGTTTGAATTTTGTACAGTTTATGTGCTGTTTTAAGATTCGGCATCAATTTGGCATTTTGTTCTCTTTGTTTATTTTTTTTATATTCTGTTTCTAGAATTTCTTTCTCTGTTTTTTTAATTTCCATTTAATTTCCTTTATATTAATAAATCAACATTTTTTATTTGAAAATCTGTAAGTTGTATTTCCAACTGTTCTATTGACTCTTTGTACCCATTATCTGTTCTAAAACCATTCCATATATTATAGCTTTCTTGAGATTTTTTAAGAAGTTCTATTTTTTCTATAAGTCTTGTTTCACACTCTTTTGCTCTCTTCTCTTGATTTTCCATTGAATTCCAACTCATTATATTGAATCTCCATTTGTTTTGGGTAAAATGCAGTTTTTAATTTCTAATTTATTTGCCATTATCTTCCTTTATTTTTGGAGTAATATTAAAGTATTTAGTAGTGGCATACATTAATCTAAAAGTTCCTATCATACTTAAAAATAATACAAACCCATCATTTAAGTTGAATAGAAAAGGTAAATCTGTAGCACCCATTATTTGTAAAACTGTTCCGGCTGATGCAAATTTACTTAATGTTACTAAACCAAGAACCCAAAATGCTATTTCTACTTTAAAACTTCCCACTGTATAATTTTTAAACATAATAAACAATCCTCCAAAAAATATAATTCTGTGTAAATATTTCATAATTTCTCTTACTTATAATAAATCCTTGTAATAAAAAAGTCTTGTACTAACATATTTGTCGTTCTACTTTGTTGTGATTCATTTAAGTTTTCAACATATTTTGCTTCTAGAAAGTCATTACCATTATATTTTTTGAAAATACTTATAACTATAAATATTTCCTCTGGATTTTCGACAATTTCAAGAGTATTTCTAATTCAAAGATTTTAATGGCTTTTTATTAGTAAAATGAATTATTTATCCTTTATATAATTATAACACATTAAACCTTAGGCTCATATTAAAGGAAAGTTTATATTTTACATAACCAACTAGAAAATAATGCTTATTAATATTCTCAAAAAAAATGAAGGAATTGCAATTTTAAGTACACTTGAAAAAGCGAACATATTTATTTATTAGGAATAAAATAAAAAAATTTTGCTGATAGTTTTAAAGAAATAATTTTTGAAAATAATAAAGTTTGTATAGGAGATGTTAAAAAAAAGAAGGATGTTGTTGAGTTCATATGATTGATTCCTCAAATTATGATAAAAGTAGCGTAAAAATACGTTATATTTCTAATAGCAAGATATTACAAAAGGAATAAAAACTAGGAAATTAATCCTAGTTTACACATAATCCCAATCACAAATATTATTTTTAAGTATTTCAGTTTGTTCTTCGGATGCAGAATTGTTAATACTCCAGGATTTTTGTACTCTTTTTAAACTTGCAAGATCCCATTCTGGGTCTTCATCCTTTTGTATATCTTTTAATTTTTTCTTATAAAGAGAATCTGCCGTATATAACATTCTTAATGCTTCAATAATTTGCTCTTTGTATAATTCCTTAATACTTTTATTTAAAATATCAATTGCATAATCTTTTTGTCTTGTATTAAGTACTTTATGAACCATTTCCATATCATTGAAAGTAGTCAACTGGCCGCTATTTCTAATATTTCTTGAAACATTTATTTTTTCTAAAGAGTCATTAATAGTCCAATTAATTACTTCTTCAGTCTTTTTTAAACTTTCATATTCCATTCCCTGCATTATATTACCTCTAATATATTCTGGAAATAATCTTTTGAAAATAAATTTGGGGTTTTTCTCATCTGATTTATCAAAAGTAATTAAATCTTTAATATTGAGAATTTCAAGAATAACTTCTAACTGTTTATTATATAAATTAATATAATCTTCATGTGCATATTTCTTACTATTAAAACTAATTAAGAAATTAACTAAATATTCTACCGTTATTTTCATTTTATGTCCTTATTTAATAATGAATCACAACAATATTCATTATCATTGTAAATGTTCCAGTTTTTTATCATCCATATATTAAATAAAACATTAAATATAATAAATAATATGACTGCTTGTCCAATAGTTCCAAAGTAAGTAACTAAAGTTACTGTAAATAATCCAATTAAATATCCATCTGCCCAAACAGAATTTCTAATAATTTGGAACTTACTCATATCTCTCGGATGTTCATCTGTAATATAGTTATTAAGGCTTATTGAAAATGCACTAAATAATGCTACTTCAACTATACCTAAAATGCTATCTGTCCATAACATAATTTCTGGTGATATAAAATAAAATAAACTCATTCCAATATAAGCAAAATGGATATATATTCCTAGTCTAAACATTGCTCTTATTGAGACTTTTTCAACAATATAACTATTGCTTTTAACTGTTAAAGTTTGAATTATTGAAAACGTACCAATTAACCAAGCTGCAAAATAAATCCCTTTAAGTGAGATTATAACAGGAACTAATAATGCCATTCCCATTGCTACAAATATTGTATTAATTATTCTGAATTCTGTGATAGGGTCGAATATTTTAAATCTATTAAAATAATTCTTTAAATATTTCATATTATTCCTTATAAATATTTCTTTAGTTTATTATTTTGAACTTCTTTTTCTCTTAATGGTGGTTCTACTTCTTTAAATATTTGAAGTAATTCGGTCATTTTTTCTATTCCATATTTATCAACTAAATAAAGCAATAAATGTTTATTATTACTATCTATTGTCAATTCCTTTTCAAAGTTCATTAATTTAGCTTTTTCAATTTTTAGAGCTATTTCATTTTGTTTATAGAGTAATTTTTCTTTAAGTGTACCTATTATACAACTTGACTCCGAAGTTCCCTTACGAGAATTGTGAGAGAAATAATTGTTAATATGATTAACTTCTATTATCACTTCGTTATTATTTAGGCTTTCAGAAAATTTAAATGTAGCATTATCTTTAGCTGCATTTATACCGTTTTCTCTATTACTAAAATTATTGCTTGTACCTGTTACTGTTAAAGTTCTCATTAAGGGTTTTCCTTTTCTTCTTCAAGGCAGATATGCTTATGCAATGGACAATCACAAGTAATTATTTTTGGTCTACCAAATCTTTCGTCATTGTCCAATTTAGGACATTTACAATTACTAAATTTATTCCACCAAGTATGGTATAATTCATCTTGAGGAAAGTTCCAATTTTCTTGTAATTTAAACTCTAATTTTTTCATATCTTCAGCATAATACTGACCAGTTACTTTAATATTTGGATCTTCTTTTTCAGTTCGAAATAAGATGTCCATTTCTTCATATAATAAATCTAGATTACCTCGTTGCTCTTGTGTAATTTCCTGTTGTGTTGCTAATCTTTCATTTAATTGTGCCATTTTCCGTCCTTCTTTCTTTATAATATACTATATTTTTCCTTAATAACTCATTATCCAATGCTTACATCCAGTACTATGTTGAAAACCAATACATTCACAACTATCTTCTGGAATATATTGAACTGTCACTTTAATATAACCTTTATAATCTCCATATTCATCAATCTCATTTTCATCTTGAATTTCTAAAATACTATCTTGAATATCACCTTCAATATCCAAATTTTCCCCTGCCTGATAATTTTTTACCATTAAAGTTTGACTCATTATTTACTCCTATAAACCATCATTTTCATCTGACCAATCTTTGGTCTTTGTTCCACCAAAATATGGTACTGCATAACCTGTATTAATTAAATAATCACTTATATCTTCGTTTAATTCACTTTTAACATTACAAACTAATCTAAAATATTTTCCTCTAAAACAATTCACTAATCTGACTCTTGAATTTTTAAGAAATTTATAAGTATATTTTTGTGCTATTTTTGCTTTTCTCTTTTCTGTATCTGTTCCAGAACCGCCTCGTCTTTCAGGTGTATTAATTCCAAATATTCTAATTGGAATATTACTACATAATAAAGGTTCTTTACAAAGCAAATTAACTCTAAATGTATCTCCATCATAGACTGAAACAATATTTCTAATAGCAAAATCCTGATAAATTATTTCCCTTGAGAATAGACTTGTGCTTAACATAATAAGCAGTAATATTTTTAATTTTTTCAATTATATTTCCTTTTTTATTTTAATTGGTTCTATTTCTTTTACCATTGCCTGCATATACTTAAATTTCTTTGGTTGTAAGCCTCTAAAAACCCCACTGTAATTAGAATCATGCCCGTTTTTAATTTCATTTTCTACACAAATTGCAGTTATCCCGCCTTGTGGCTTCCAACCTGATTTAATCCATATTTTAACTTCTTCTACCACTTCTTGAAGTTCTTGTGCCTCTATTATTTCATATTCCATTACTATATCCCAAAAGTATTAAATACAATACTTAAAAATGACAAAACATTAATATTAGTAATATTTATAAGAGTTTTCAAATTCTTTCCTTCTAATTAAATAAGTAACTCAATATTTTTTTCAATATGTTTGTCAAGCCAATATTGAGTATTTTTTATATTACTTTCATATCCTCCACCTAATGTTGAAATTTTATAACCTTTTTTAGTAAGAAAAATATGTTTTTCTTGCATTTTTTTATAATGTTTTAATCTTTCAGTTAATTTCCTTTCCTTTTTAATAGCTTCTTTTTGAACTCTATCAAAAACTTCATCAAAATATTTTGGATTAATTCCATCCAAAATATTTCTCATTTTATATTCCTTTCTTAACGGTTTTTTGTAAAGTTAAGCCAAATTTACCTTCATAAATTTGAACCCAACCATTTCTTTTATATGCCGCTATTGATTTTTTATTTTTCTTCAATACACTAACTTCTTCAACTTTGTTTAAAAGAACAACTCTTTTCATTTTATAATCCTTCTACGAACTCTTTAGCAGAACCCAAAGTTTTACATTGTCTTAATATAAAATCAGTTACACTTTGTTCAGCAGTTTTCTCTACATCTCTGAAAGATGTATTTAAAGATTTCATTATTGAACCAAATAATGGTTTTTTAGCATTAGCTAATGCAAATTCTTTTCTGTTTTCTTGATATTTGTTAAAATATTCGCCTCTTAAATCTATAAATTCTTGAACTAATTCATTAAATTTATGTGAAATTAAATGTTCTAACTCAATAAATTTTTCTTTTTTTGGCCCTTCGTTTAATTGAGATATGATATCATCAAAATTACCATCTAAAATTGCTTCAATTAGATGATTTTCTTGAAATTGGTTTGGTGAAACTAATCTATGTAATTGTAAATACCAATTACATTTAATTTTTAACATTTGACCATCTTCTAGTGTTACCACATAACCTTCGATATTTTCTTCTGTTTCTTTAAGTTTTAACAATTTATTCAAATCATTAAATGATTTATCGTAAACCTTTGCTTGCTTAACTCCCATAATAATTGAATAATATTTTATATCTTCACAAGACATATAAGTACCATCTTCATTTCTTATTTGTAGTAGTATTAATTCTGTATTTTTATAAGATAAAACTATTTGATTTTCTGCTGATATTAGTTCAAAAATTGGCGTTTTCCCTTTTTCTAATAATTTATCAACTTCTTCTTGCATTATACTTTTTTTATTAAAAAACTCTTGTGCCATTACTGCTTGATCGGAAATAAATGAAGTTTTGGATTTCATTCTTATTGCACCATTTGGATATTTTACGGGACTACAAATACTCCCATCAAGTTTATCTTGTACGCTTATAACTTTCTTATGTTTAACATCTTCATACATCCAAGATATTTCATCATTAAATTTAGTCTCGTTAAGATTATGAAATTTATTCATAAGTAGATTTCTTTTCCAAGAACCGTCTGCCTGTTCAACAAAACAAATACCTCTTAGTTCTTGTGCTTCATCTTGAATAAAATCTGTTATTGAAGCTAATCTATAGTCGGCTATTTTAACTCTAGATCCTTCAATTTCAGTTTCTTTAATGTAAAAAGATTCATTTCTTTTACAGATTGCTTCAACCTCTTCTATTGTTTTTAAATAATATTTCATATTCTTTCCTTCTTTTTATATTTTAATTATAACACAACATACTTTAAGATAAAATTAATTCAGGTGTAATATTTTCTAAATTTGGATAATACATTTTTTCATTTATCTTAAGTGAATTATAAATTTTCTCAGTTATAAAAAATACTTTTAATTGCTCTAATAAAACTATATCCTTCTTAATTTTTGATTTCTTAAGTCTAAGCACTTGTTTCATATCATAACCTCTTGTGTTAATAATATTAAAATCAGAAAAATTATAACCAGAGTTTTCTATAATTTTTTTTAAATTATCTTGATTACATTTATGATCAAGATAATATTCAATATGTTTGGCTTTTGTTTCTAGTGTCTTATAATATTTCATTTTTTATCCTTCTTTTTATATAGTATAATTATAGTATAATAACCTTAAGATAAAGTTAATATGTGCTGTTTTCCAAAAAATCTCATCTTGCATTATAAAACCTTTTTCATAGTTTCATATATTTCTGTATTACCCGGAACTCTTAACCACTTTGCTTCACACTTTGTAATAAATCTTCTTGAGATTCGGTTCCATTTGAGTTACCCAAGTAACAACTGTGCTACCACATCCACCACAATCCCGTTCTTCTAATACATACATTATTAAACTTCTTCGTTTTGATATTTTCCAGTCCAAACAGGAACATCTTTAACTCTAATTTTCTTAGTAAATTTTTTGTTTTTTAAGTTAATTAAAGCAATATTTCTAGCACTATATTTGTCTTTTTGGTTTAATTCAGTTAATTCTTGTAATGATAAATCTGTTCCATTCGGAATAAAATAAGGGTCAAAACCAAAACCTTCTTTATCAGTTTTAACTAAGTTACCATCAATAATTCCTCTATAAACTTTAATTGATTTACCGTCATTGTATCCTAAAGATACAATCCATCTAATATCTGAAGTTGTAGTTAAGCTATCTATTTTCCATCTAATATCTACAATTTCTTCACCGTCTACAATAAGAATAGTATCTTCTACAATAATACCTTTTCCTGCTTCAAGCGACTTATAAATTATTACTTCATTCATTGTACCCTGAACTTCTTTTAAGTCTTTACCTTTTTCACTTTGTAGGCCTGGTAAGATTCTTTGAAATTCTTTAAGTTTGTTTATATTTGATGTTTGCAAAATCATTTTCTATCCTTCTTTTTATATAGTATAATTTATAGTATAATAACTTTAAGATAAGATTAAATTTACTCTTTTAATTCTTCAATCTGAATTTCATTAAACTCAATATCACATAATGTTCTAGTATTATCAAGTTTCTGTCCAAAAACATAATTAATAATTAATGTTTCTGTTTCTGGATTAATAAATAAATCGTCTCTTTTTAAATCAAAATTTAAATCAGTATGAATTTGAACTCCCTCACTATTTTCAGAACAAGTTACAAAATAAGTTTTATATTTTTTCATTTAATTGCCTTCACATTTAAGGTTTTTCTTAAATTCCAAATTATGTTTAATTATACTTTTAATTAAATCTATTTTTTGTGATCTACCAATATCTTCTATCAACCATTTTAATTTATTATCTTTAATAAATTTATGTATATCTTTAGTTGAAACCTTAGTAATTAAAGAACTATTTTGGTTAATATCAATTATTGTTAAAATTATCCTATCTAATTTTGTCATTATAGAACTTTTTCTAATATTTTTTCAGGAATTATACTAACTATTTTAGAGATAATAAATAGTGCTATTCCTGGTAAAACTATAAATGTTAATGTTAAACCTGTTATAGCTTTTTGTACATCAGTTAAAATAAAGTCCATTTTAATTCCTTTTTGTTTATGTATAATTATAACATATTATACTTAGAACAACCTTAAATAAAGTACTCGGCGTTATCTTTTTCTACTTCTTCTTGGGTGGATTTAAAGTCAATTATCACTGTATCGTCTGAATTGACGATAACAGTTTCAGAACAAACTCCAATTGACTTTGAGTAAATTTCATTTTTTACTTCCTCTTTAACAAAAGAGATTTCTAGTTTACCAAATCGTTCGTATAGAACATAACCTGTTTTCATAAATATTTTCCTGTTTTAAAATTATGTAATGATTCCGTATAAAAATGTAGTCGTTGATGTTCTAAGAAAACCTTAGAACCAGTTGATATAGAGTCGGTTATGAACTCATAAAGATAAGCTTTAAACTTTTTCGTCTTAAAGTAAGTAACTAATTTTAGTACAATCTTTATAGAAGAAAATTTAATAGATTATATAACTTAATAGATTAGAATCTTATAAGAATTAATATTCTTAGTACTTCTACATATCCCACTTAATTCCCACTCTTCCATTATTTTCCTTTTGAAATTCTTTTAAGTATTCTTCTTTTGAAATAATTTTTATTAATATTTACAAAATATATGGTGCGGTTACAATAATTATTATTTATTTTTATATACATTTTTTCTAAATCATAATTAAAATTATTACCATTAATATCAGAATATCCAGCAAATACCTTATTAATTAATTCTTGATAATTTTCATATTTCTCCTCTTTTAATGTATATACATAAATTTCTGGTGTTATGTCTTCAAAAAAATATTTCATTTCCGTTGACCTAAATACTTCTTTTCTCATTACTTTATTTTCGATTGAGGAAACTCCCGAAAAATTATGAAGATCCATTTTTAATCTCCTATTGACCAAACAGCATACCATCCATCAATAACGTCTGTTTCTTCTGCTATAAATGCCCATTCATCTAGTTGGTTTTTAATGTGTTTAGCAGCGACAATATTAGGTAGAATATGGAAATCACTCTTATATTTATCTTTACAGTTATCATATTCTGCCACTAATTTTTCCTTAATTTCAGACGGGCAATCATTTTCAAAATCGTCAGCCATATTTAAAATCATACCTGTGTATTTTGTATTTTCCCCAAAAAATCTTTGATTCTCTTCCTGCTCCCTTTTAAACTGAGATTCGAGATTTTGGATTTTTTCCTGAAGACCACATACCACAGAACTATAACCTATATATAAAAACTCGCTTTCAGAATTCCAACCAGGATTTTTACCAAACCTGTCTTTTTTAACAGTAAAAACATCTAACTCTGCATACTTTTCCCATTTATTTCCGCCAAGATTTTGAGTATAATATTGATACATCCAAGAATTCTCTTTATCTTCTTTTAATTTTCTTAACTTGTCCAAATCTTTATAAGTTAATTCCATTTCATTATTTTGATATAAACCACAAGCAAATAAACTTCTGTCATCATTTCTTTCTAAAAAATGAATTGCCATTTCTAAATTATATATTTTTATCATTATTTTCCTTGTTTTCTTTTAAATTTTTTAAAAATTCTTCATATAAATATGTTCCTTTTAAAGGACTTTCGTTAAGAACTAAATCATATTTACTTTTAGGAATAATTTTATAGTCATATGTATAAGTAAATTCTTTAATTTCACCAGGTTTATAACAGTTATCATAACCCCTTTTTTCATTTGTAAAAATACATAAAAATTTATTTTTCCCATTTGGTATTTTTATAAAAGAAGCATATTCTGCATAACCTAATGCTGCGTTTGTTTGGATAATTATCATTTGTTTCCTTTATGTTTTTGTTAATATAATTATAACAGATTAATATTAAATCGAGTTTAAAAGAAAATGTTATATAAAACATTCTGGTTTTATTTTTTCTGCATATGCTCGTAAATCCGAGTTAGTTCTTAGATTTAATTCTTTTAGTTTTTCATAACTAAAATAACATATTAACCCATCTTCAAATAATTGAAAAGGTTCACTGTGATATAATTTTCCAACATGCTTTCCGTCCGGATATCTGGCAATGTATTCAACTATTAATACATCAATAGCAAATCCCAAATCTTTCTGATATAAAAATATATCTCCGGCTTTTAGTTTACTTAATAGCATCAAATACTGCTAAATTTAGGTTATATCTTTCAAGTCGTTTAACATCACTTGAACCAGTTCCATAATCATATCTGCTTCCATTGAAATTAACAATACATTCAACTGCACATCCCATGCCAGTACTTCTACTTTGTCCGACTGCACAATGAACAAGGAATTTTCCTATGTTATTCTCATCATCCCAGAATTGAATTTGAAGAACATCTTTAAAAACTTGTATTTTTTCCTCTGAATGAACTTCCCTATCTGAATCTTGATTACTAATTAAAACAGTATTAGATTTATCATTAGCATCCGCATTATAAAGATTTAAATAATTCATTTTACTAATTGCTTCTTTAAATAAATTATTTTTTAAATAACTTTCTAGCCTGTATTTATCCAACATTTTATACCTTTATTTCTCACTTATTTTTCTAAAGTTTTCACTAACTGAACCATTTAAATAATACCAAAATGGCAGTACAATACTATCGATATATTTTATAAGATTTGAACTTGTGGCGCTCGAAATGGTTTCAGCATCAATACTTGTCATTAAATAGTCATTTACTGTATAAGTTTTAGAATTTTCTCTTATATTATTTTCTATTAACCATTCTTGATAATTAACTTCACATTGTTCTAATGAATCTTTGTCTAATTTATCTAGATCAATATCATAAAAATCATATTTAAGACATAATTCAGCATATTTTTTCAAAAAATATCCATCTTTTCCTTTAAAATATTCAATAGTTGAAGTTTTTTTGTATTATCAATTGGAATTAAAATTGTTCCATATCGTTTATAACATTTGTTAATACCTTAATTTTTGCTTCTGTAATATCTGCACCTTCAATGAAACCTTCTATACTATATTTATCAAATGTTTTTTAATTTTATAATTTCTTCTGTGTATTTTGTTATTAAAGTTTTCATATATTTTCCTTATAAAAAATATTCAGGCATACCTTTTTCAAGCGCCTCTCTGTTATTGGCTATCGCCAATATAAATTCCATTCCAACATCTTGAATATGACGATTTTTCCAATCTAATTCGCCATTTACTACATTTCCTAATGGAATGACATCACAATAAAGTGCTTTTTCTAATTTTCTGATATCTGTCATAAGTGTTCCAGTATGAATTTTCATACTGTCATCTTTATTTTTATATAAAACTATCATTATACAGCTTCTAATTCAGCTGTATATTTTATTTTATCAGCTTCAGTAATTGTACCTTCAGAGTAACTTGTATCTGACCAACCATTTACCGCTGAGTTATTTGCTGCATTGTCAATATTTTTAACTAAACTTTTAATACCTTTAGGAGCTATGTTAATCTTTTTATTACCTTTTTCCCATTCATAACTTTTACCACATTCTAATGTATAACTAAATGCTTGTGTTAATTCTGCTATTGTCCCAACTGTTTCTGAAGTTCTTCCTCTTCTTGTGCTTTCTATTTTAAATATTTTTGGAGTTTTTGCCATTTTGTTATCCTAATGTTAATTTGTTTATATAATTATAACATATTAACTTTAAAACAACTTTAAATTAACTCTCCCTTTTAAATTTTTTTGTAATAATATGCTATACTTACAGTCTCAATGATAAAAATGAGTTAATTTATGAATGCAATGGAGAATTAAAACAAATTTGTAAAGATAAAGGTTTACTTTTTCAAGCGCCTCTCTGCTATTAGCTATTGCTAATATAATTTTACACTAACTTCTTGAATATGACGGTTTTCCAATCTAATTTACTCGTCTCTATATAGCCTAACGGAATAACATCACAATAAAGTGCTTTTTCTATTGAGGTTAAAAGAGTTCCGATATGGAACTCTTTATTATCGTCTATATTTTTGTAAAGAGCAATTATCTTAAATCCCTTGTAGTTTTAATAGGTATTTCAATTTCTACTGAATTTAAAGAGGAACTTCTGATAGAAGATAGCCAATTACTTTTACTACTGATATGAGGCGTTTTTTTAGTTACCAATTTAGAAATATCCTTAAAAATTCTGGTATTCATTTTTAGAATCTCCCAGTTTTTATTAGGAAATTTTATTAAAATATTACCCCTAGCAATAGGTGTATAGTCATATACTAAAACATTTATTTCATCCTTACAATAATATTTATAATTAATAATGTCTTCTTGTTCAGGGTAATGAGAAGTATTAATTAACTTGTTTAATTTATGTACAACACCAGCTCCAGCATAAACTGCTCTTAAGATATTTATTTTCATTATTTTTCCTCTAATTAATTTTGTTAATATAATTATAACAGATTAATCTTAAATCAAATTTAAATTAGAGATTTATTTTTTAATATTTAAACTAAGTTATTTGAAACAATATACAATCACATGACTTAACAAAAGGTTACTATAATCTTAAAGACAAACATATACTATTAAGATTTAATAATCTTAACCTTATTATACTTATAATCTAAAGTTATATTACAACCTTTATAATCCTCAATATTAAACATAACATTATTAAGTTTATCCTCCATTATAGTTCTTAAACCTCTTGCCCCTGTTTTTACTTTTAGTGCTTCATTTGCTACTGTATCTATAAATTTTTTAGAAAAACTTAAATCAACTTCACTTAGACTAAATAAATCCTTATATTGCTGAACTATATTGCCTTCTGGAACAGTCATAATATTTTCCATACTTTTTAAATCTAATTCTTCAAGTTCTACTATATTAGGAAATCGTCCATAAAATTCTGGGATAATTCCAAAATTATTGAGCATTTCTTGCATTTGAATATTTGTAGTATTACTATCTTTTCGAACTTGTCCAAGTACTGACAGTTGAACACCTGGTTTATCTTTAAGCCCAACAAAAGCACCACCCGCAATAAATAAAATATCCTTAGTGTTTATTTCAATAGCTGCGCCTGCTTTTCTGTTTTTAGAAGAACCTTCTGGATAAATTTTAACAATATCGCCCTCAAGTATTTTAAGTAATTCTTGTTGAACTGCTTTACCAGATACATCTTTATTTTTTGTGCCACCACCTGCTGTTGCATTTTTGTCTATTTCATCAAGAAATATAATTCCCCTTTCTGCCTTTTCAATATCTTCACCAGCATCTTTCCATAACCTTTCTAAAACACTTGAAACATCTTCACCAATATAACCTGCTGCTGTTAAACTTGTAGTATTGACAATTGCCAATGGAATATCTAAATGTTTTGCTATCGTTTCTGCAAGATAGGTTTTGCCTGAACCTGTGGGTCCTATAAATAATACGTTACTTTTGTCTATTTTTAAATCTGGATTTTTAATCCTTTGTAAGTGATTAAAAATGGCAACACTTAATACTTTTTTGGCATTAGTTTGACCGATTACAAACATATCTAAAACTTCTTTGTACTGTTTCGGGGAAATATTTTTATTTTCACTAACTTCAGTTTCATCGTTTACATCTGCAATAAATTCTTGAGATTGCATCAAATAAAGTGCTGTTTCGGCACAACTTTGACAAATGCCATGACTTTCAGCCTCTATTACCTTATTATCTATTGTTTGTGCACTATTACAAAAATCACATTTTGGCAAATCACTCTTTATCATTCTCTATCCCTTTATTTTTATTATATATTATATAATATTTTTACTTAATTTCTATATATAAATAACTTTAAAAGGAGGCTAATGTGAAAGATTTTAAAAGAATGGAAATATCATTAGAACAATTACATAAAGATTTTAATACCCAGCTTGAAGCACTTGGTACAAATACTAAGGAATTTCATAATACAATAATAGATTTAAGTGCTAAATATCCAGATCATAAAGAATTATTGCAATTTATGGTTTTTATTAATGATAAGTTGGAAACTAATCAAACAATATTTGCTGAGATTGTTATTGACTCTTTTAATGAATCAATCAGAAACAAACTAACGTTAGTTCAAAAATTAATAGAAGAAAAGGAAATTAAAACTGACACTTTTGATAATATGACAATATGGGAAAAAGTTAAAAGTACTGGTTACATTATGAAAAATGTAAAAATGATATTAACAGCGCTGGCAGTTATCACATTAGCAGCTGGGGCTGTATTGGCTCCAGATATGTTTATTGAAATAATCAAAGAACTATCAAAATTATTATAAGGAGAAAACAGATGTTTAAATTTTTAAAAAATGTGTTTAAGAAAGAAGAAAAATTAGTGGATGAAGAAATGACTGCGGATGCTTTATTTGGAGATGATAAAATTACTATTGATGTTAATTGTAATGAATGTCCATTAAGAAAATTATGTAGTAAAAAGGGTCAATTTGTTCATGAATGTGAAAATGCGATTGAACTTCCAGAATATAATCCAAAATTAGATACTATTTTAATAATAGATGATAATGAAGGAATGGTAAGTTTTCTTAAAGATGATATGGAATACTTTAGCGAAGAAGGCATAATTAACTTAAAAGAAGTTAATCTTTTAACAATTAGTGGGGTTCATGCTGCTTTTACTCTTAAATTATTATATGAGAAATTATCTAATTTAAATATTAAATGGGCTATTATTGATATTACATTAGGCGGTTCTAAAATGACTGAAAAAGGAAATATTAAATATACGGGTGTTGATGCATTTAATATGATGTATAGTAATAATCCGGATTTAGAATATTTGTTTTATACGGGTAATAACTTAAATCCCTATATTAAGTCTAATGAAAAATTGATTAATCAATTTAAGAAAATAACTGGTGGTGATATTAAAAAGAAAATATTATTTAAAACTAGCATGGATATAAAAACAAGACGGGATTATATTTTAAAATGCATATTTAAGAAGTAAAACTTTTTAATTCTATTTTTAAATACTGCATAGCAGTATTTAAGAAAAGCCTTAATTATAAATATTTACAAAAGGAGTTATTTATGAAAAAAATGTTCCGTAGTATAGTAGTTTTTTCATTAGTGATTATGTTATATTTAAATGTAAGGACAGAACACTAATGAATGATATCAATCTAAAGGATGCTTTCTCAATAATTAGAAAGTATATTCTAAATATTTTAATCTTTTTATTTTTAATAAATGCTGTTGCTTTTGCCAGTTTTGCTATGGCTTTTAACGATCACGCTTATTATATAAATAATCAAATAGACAATAATATTAAAGAATATGGAGAAATCGATAGAGAGCAATTATGTAAAATAGTTGCTTGTACTAAAGTTACTAATATTTTTAATAATAAACAATTTATTCCGGATGAAAAAGGCCACCTTAAAGTGGGTTCTCGAAATACCAATATTTTTTCTAAACTTACTAAAGTTCTTTATATAAACGATAAATATGAATTAAATATTTATAACAATACTTCTAAATCTTATTATGCTTTAAACACAAGGAAAAACATTACGGAATATCTAAAAACTATGGCATTTTTGTTGCCCTTTTTAATAATAATATATTTAGGGCCGTTATTTAACGCTATTAAAAAAGAAAAAGAAGAATCAATCTTAATAAATGCTGGTTCTGAAGCCTTATTAGCTAACAAAAGTATGATTAATATAACCGAAAATATACATCATGAATTAAATACCCCTTTAGAAGTAATTGATAATAAAATAGAAAAAATACATAATGAATTAAGTACCTTTTTAATAGAGGAATATATAATAACTGAAGAAATAACTACTCTGCCTGAAGAGAGGATTCAAAGAAATAAACGATTAGTAAAATTAAATAAGGATTTTGAATTTATTAAAACTTCATCAGAACAAATATACGCCGTTCTTGAAAAGATGAAAGGTTTTAAACATCTTAGGTATAGTAATGGAAATAAATCTCTTAAAAATATTATTGATGGAGGTTTTAAAATTATAAATATTAGTAATACAAATTTTGAATATAAGATTGACCAAAAATTAGATAATTATAAAATAGGAACTGACAAACTTAAGAATGCCGATCTTCTTAGCATTTTATTAAATCATTTTAAAAATTCACTTGAGGCAAATGCTTCTAAAATTTTTATTTTATTTAATAAAGTAGAAGATAATACATTATATTTTAGAATTATAGATAATGGTAAAGGGATACCGTTAAAAGTACAAAAGAAGATTTTTTCGGCTAATTTTAGTACAAAAAAATCAGATAGTGGTATAAGAGGTAACGGTATGTATTTGAATAAACTTATTATTAATAATGCTGGCGGAGAAATTGAATTGATTTCCTCAAGCAATAAAGGAACTACAATTGAATTAAGGTTGCCAATATTAATAAAATAATGGAGGAGATATGAAAAAAATAAATAAAATACCAATTATATTAATTATAATAATCTTCCTTCAAACTACTGCCATACCGAAAGAATTGGAATTTTTTACTTATAACAAAGTTGTTAGAATTTTTAGAGAAAATAAAATGGATATTGACACTAAGTCTTATAAAGGTTGGATAAGGGTTTTCAATTCAAAAGAAAAAACTAAAGATTATAATTTTGTTATAAATTATGAAGAAAGAAAAATGATTTTGAACTTCTTTAGAAAAAAATATCAAAACAAAACCATTAAATATGAAAGAGGTATAGAATAATGAATTTTAAAAGTAAAATATTAGGAATAATATTAACATTAAGTATATTAAGTGGATTAAATGCTAATGAAATCAAAGAACAAAATAACTGGAGACTTTCTGGCGAATTTAATGATAAAATATTTAATATTAAAAAAACTTTATTAAATAAAAAAAGCTACGAAGAAACAGGGAACTATATAAGTCTTGAAATGAAAATAAAATATCATTATAAAAATTTCAGATTTAATGCCGTCCCTTATGCCTATAAAACAGGTACAAAATCAAGTAGAAATAATGAAAATGCCAATTTTCATAAACTTTTTAACAGCCAGGATTTATTTTTTAGGGGTTTATATATATCTTATAATTTATCACCAAAGATTTTAGTGGGAATGGGAATAGTGCCTATGGGTAATGGTTTTCCTATGGAATATACAAAAGACTATATGAGTGACGGAGAAGGATTAAGTATCCTGAGTGATATAGACCCTTTGGGTATATTTTTTAAATTTAAAATAAATGAAAATCATAAAATACTTGTAAATTTTTCTCAAACTAATACTTTGAACATTCCAAGCGGGATGCATGCCATTCCACATTTAATTGATAATACTAAAGGTATGGCAGTTATTCATAAGTTTTCTAAAGGAAAGATTCACGCTACAACAGAATATATTTATGCTAATACTTATTATACTAAACATAAAATAGCAGAGAGTAACACTATTGGATTTGGGATTGTATATGATGACTCAGAATTTTCAGGATGGAGTATTTATGATAGTATAGGTTTTTCGAGAATTAAGAATTTATCAAATAATGCCAAATTTGAAATGTTAGCCGACTCTGAAATTGACCCAAAGATGGTAAAAACAGCACCAAGTAGTTTTAATTTCGGTACTGGTAAGATACAACTAAGTGCAGCAAATTTATTGGGAATTAGAAAAGATTTTGAAACATTTGGGAATGAAAGTTTTATTAATTTCGAATGGTTTCACACTAAAGGAGGATGGTTGTCTAGTAATGTGGGGGCACCTTATACAGGAAATTGTACACAATTATTCGATATTAGAAATAATAGCTATTTTATTAATTATGGTTACAGACTTGGTAAAAGTACTTTTATGCAAATAAATTATGCCTATCTTGAGTCTAAAGAAGCACTACAAATTGGTGGTGTAGGTTCTTCATTATCACAAGAAGAATATATTGGAATACAAAGGAAAAAAACTGAAATAACTAAAATTGTTTTTAGCTATAGGTTTTAAATATAGGATTTATTTCCCTATATTTGCCAAGTCTAGTCTAGACATTACTCCGAGATAATTAATTCCCGAATCCTTAATTTCTTGTTTTTTATAATCGTTATCCAACGAAAATGCTCCCAATATCTTAAAATTATTAAGCACAACTTCATTATAACTATAAGAAATATTTTCTTTTAAATGTTTATTAAGTAATTTATAACCATCCTTTTCAAGATATTTTTCGATTTCTTTTATATATTCTTTATACAAAATAGCTCTATCTTTTTTTGCCATTTTAGATAATTCTGAATCATATGATGTTTGAGCCTCTAGTTCATTATAACCTAATTTTTTAACTATTTTATTTAATATTCCCTTAATAAAAAACTTTAACTTTTCACTATATTCTGTTCCAATATCATCTGATTTATCGGCTAATGTTATCCATCTCCTACCTTGTTTATCTAATAAGGTCCACATATCACTTGCGGAATCAATTACAATATTGCCTTCAAGTTTAACTAAAACTGTAGGATTAGAAGGCAGTCTCATCAATTCACTTCCGCCTTTAGTGAAAGCAGAAATTTGTTTCTTTTTACCCTGTAACTTAACAAGACTGTCTAAATATTGAATATCAGTAACATGATAAGCTTCATCTTCGTAACTATATCCTAATCTATCCATCATATTTGTACTGACAGGGATAGATAAAGAACCAATTAATCTACTTAGTTTAAAACCTGTCATCGCAGTTTTTTCGTTTAAATAATCTTTAAATTTCATTTTAATCTCCTAATATAATTTCCCAAAAGGAACAAATTTTTCTTTTTTTAATAGATAGCAAACTTTGACCTTCTTTTGTTAATCTTTATAGACTTCTAATATTTCATTATATAATGAATGTATTTCTTTAGGTGTATTTTTTTTAAAATAAGCTTCATTTGTAATGTCTGCTATAACTTTTGAAGCTGAAATATCTTCATCTGTCCTCGGTATTTCATATACCTTAACATCTTTATTTCTTTCTAACATTTTTTCATAAGCTTTAACCCTATCAGAACCAGCCATAATCCAGTTAATATTTTCATTTGTTCTATTCATAAGTGTCATAAGATTACCTGAAGTAGCTTCAAATATTTCAATTTTATCACCGAATGTTAATTCCAACATTTTTCTTCTAAGTTCTTTTGTACTTTTTGTTTCTTTTGAACTAATTAATGCCACTACAACACCATCAAATTTTTTCAAACCTTCTTTAATTATACCAGCATGCGCCTTTGTTAAGATTCTAAATTTTCCAAGAACTAAAGCATTATTGTTTCCCTTAAGTTTTCTCATAATAATTTGTTTAGCAGTAAGTTGAATATCATCTTCGATATTTGTTTTATCTTTTTTGGGATGTTTAAAGTTTAATTTATAATCTTTTAAGCCTTGAGATAATTCTTTTACTAAATCTTTTAAATCAGATTTTGGTTTTACTTGAATCTCACCTGTAATTTCCATTGCAGCTAGCCTAACATTATTCCAATATTGAGTTTCAACTTCTGGATTTTCGTCTTGATATTTAAGTTTAATTTGTCTTCTTGCTTCTTGATCCAATTGATAATCCTGTTGAAATTTAAGTATAACATTATCATATTTAATTACGACGCCTTCTTCTTTCCCGCCATACCGGCTCTCGACATCAAGAAATAACTCTCTTATATCATCAAGTAAAATCTCAACTGTGATCCAATTCATAGCATTACTTCGTTCGTTAAATAGACTCTTAAGTTTTGTATTAATAATTCCGCTTTCAAAATCTTTTTGTGTTCCCATTCTACCTTTAAATAATAATGCTGGTACATCTAAATTTGCCATTTTAGCGTATTCATCTCTATGTGAAATATCAAAAATTCCTGGTTTTGTTAATAATAAACCATTTTTAACTTTATAAGAAGATTTGGTATGAGCGATTAAAATCATACCGTGTTTTCTTGTATAATTAGAACTTAATGTTGGTTTATTCATAAGGAATTCAACAAACAATTCTGTACCTACTGGGATTTTTTTAGTATCTTTAGCAATATCGGCAAAGTGTTCAACAACAAAACTAAATTGACTAGCTCCAATTGATCTTTTCTTTACATTTGTTTTTGGTGCAAATTCAAATTCACCCTCATATAAAATATTACCCTTATAAGCAATAATCCAATCATCTAAAGTTCCATTACTTGCTATTTTCATTGCTGTAATTTTTACACCATCTGTCTTGTGTTCAACAATAACATCAGCATTAAAAAAATCTTCTATTCTTTTATTTGAAGTTAAAAATTTTCCTGCTGCTTGAATACTAATATCCAATTTTGTTTTATTTGCTGCTTCAAAGATTAAATCACTATATTTTTTCATTTGTTTCTCCATTTGTTTTTAATTATAACATAAAATAATTTAAATAACCTTAATTTTTAATTACTATATTATAGTCTACTATATCTAATTTTTTCAAACTGTTAAAAGTTTCTCGTGCTTTTTCATTTGATTTTTCTACTTTCCATTCCGGAATTAATCCTTGTAAGCCTTCTTCTGCTCTTTCTTCATTTCTTTTAATTGCTTTTTTAACATTTGTATCAATTAAAATAAGTGCAGTTTTCATATTAAATGATTTTGCTTTAATAAGTTTATTTTCAACACCTTTTTGATTACTACCAGTCGAAACTTGTCCAATGCTTGTGTTATCTTTAAATGCTTTTTCTAATCTTTTATTTGCTATTGAAGTTGCTTTTGAAATTAACTTTCTTGCTTTCTCAAAATCTCCACCAGAAAGTTCTTTTGTTATTTGATCATTATCAACTAATTCTATATTTTTAAAATTTAAATCATAAATATAATTTTTACCTGATGCTGAGCCACCAATAACTAAAACAAATATACTTTCTTCAAATAAAATATCTCTAATTTTATCTGATTCTTGTAAATAAACTAATTCTCTAAACATAATTATATCCAAACCTAGTAAGTCTACCTTTATAAGTTATATTACTATTTTGCACTTATTTAATCCTTTTCTATCTTCTTTCATTCCAGAAGCTATGTCTTTATATACTATAATACCTTTAGAAGTAGTAAATTCCCTTAATATTTTCTTGCTTCTAAGTCTTCTTTTTGTTTAGCATTACTTACCCTAGAAAATAACTTGTCTTTTTAACCTTAGGTTTTGTAAGCATTAGACCATCTATATCATATAAGAAATTCCTACTACTTTATCTTTTCTTCTGTAGTTTTTTAAAGTTTAACCTGCAATACCTATTATTTCTTTTACTTTTTTAGCATTTATATAACTTATTTATTTATATTTAGTATTTTTTATATAATCCTATATAAATAGAAATTTATTATCTATTAATAAACTCGTTAATAAAATTTGCAAATTCATTAATATTACAACTTTCTCTAAGTTTTCCACCTCTCATATTTTCAAAATTATCATAATAAGCTTGTATTTCTTTTGTTCTTTCTTTTAACCCAAATTCTTTACAAAATCTTTTATACCCCGAAATTTTAACTTGATAATCTAATTCTGGATCTCCAACTTCTAAAATTTGACCAGGTTGACCTTTTATTGCAAATAATTTTTCAAAATATCTGTTATGTATTTTTTCTAGTGTTTTCTTATCTTTAACATATTTTTTAAGTAACTCGACCATTCCCATAAAAGACCAAAATAATTTTTCATCTTGCTCATTTCCTTCAATTCTATCAAAACATAATTGATACATTTGTCTTACGGTATTAGCAGGATCTTTTCTATTTTTAGTTGGAATTTCTTTATAAATATCTTTTCCATCTTCTGTTTGCATATACTCACCATTGCCATCAACCATTCTTTCATATCCAACACTAATACCTTTATTTAAATCAAATTTAAGCATTCTTATAACATCTGAACCTTTTTTGCCAGAAATTCTTAACTTTTCAGGTGTACTTGCTGGAGTTGCTAATGCGATGTCTTCTCTAACATCCATAGATCCACTAATAGCAAATATTAAAAATTTATGATGAACTGCTTTTACTTTATTTTTAGCATCTTCAAAAGAAGAACTATGAGTAAATTTTGATAATTCTGATGGAACACCATCTTCTGATACTTCAAGAAATTCAAAATCAACTTGTGCAAGTGCTTTATAATCACCAAATTCTACAATAAAAAGAGAATTTATTTGATCTCCAATTGAAGAAACTGTTGCTTTATTTGAACCATGATAAGTAACTCCTTTAATAATTTCTTTACCCTCTAAATCATCAAGTAGAGTCCAAAGATTTTCTTTAGTATGTTTAGGTACAATAATATCTAAATCACCAGCAGATTCTTTATGTTGGAGTAATTCTTCATCCGAAATTCTTGCATCCATTATATAACTTGTGCTTCCATTATACAGTTCATTGGTGTCAAGTCTCGACTCTTTTACCCATAAAGGTTCTTTAAATTTACTTTTATAAAGCTTGTTTAATTTTTTAAAAGCTTCTGTGAATTTATTTACAAATTCCTTTCTTCCGGCTTTTTTCAAATCAATTTTTTGTGCTTTAATTTCTTCACCAGTTTTTTTGTTTATTCCTGTTACATTTCCGCCCATAATTATATCCTATTTGTTTTCGTCAATTGACATTTCTTGAATAAAATAAGGCGTTATATTATTTTGAGTCATACTTTTTACTTCGCCTAATGTAAACCAAAATGAACCTTCTTTTCTCTTATCTATTTGTTTTTGGAAGTTTTCCATAACATCTTTATCATTCGAACTCATAAAACATAAATGTTGGTTATTCTTGCTTGCTTTTAAGCTATTTTCTTTATTAGATTCTATAATATAAAAATCGTAACCATTTTCTTCTCTTGAAAATGTAATGCTAATAGGAAAAAGTTTAACAGTATGATTATATTCATCTTGTATTTTATCCTCTCTTATTATTTTAATTAATTCTAAATTTTTAAACCAACTATTAAATTTTGATAATATTCCCTCATTAACCTGTGCTTCAGTCATCTCTCTAAAACCTCTCATTTTAAACCTCTATACCTTTTTAGCTATGAAAATATCAAATTTTTCATTACTAAGACTTTTAATAGGTCCAGCAATTTTAACTTTGTCACCTTTTAATATTTCTTCTTCATGAATACAAAGCATTCTACCTTTTTCTTTGGAACTGATATAACTTAAAGCATAACCTTCTGCTACTTCATCACCTGATAAGAATTCAATTTCAATTACTTTAACTGGTAATCGGTAACCATATTGTTTTTCATTATCTATTTCTATTTTTCTTAATACTCTTGATTTTGTTAATAACCATTTATAAGCATTTTTTAAAACACCTTCATTAACTTGTTCTTCAGCCATCTCTCTAAAACTTCTCATTTTTCCACCTCTTTTTTTAATTATTTATATACTTTAAATATGTTTAAGTAAATCATTATATTCAACTGGTTTAAAATCTGTTAAATCTACTGATAAGTTAATTCTTTTACCACCAAATTTGGTTAAATGACTATGTCCGTGAAGTAAATACTTACAACCAGAATCCTTAAATAATTTTTTAAGTTCTGTAAAAACTGGTATCATTTTTTCTTTGGTGAAAGAATCAATTATAAGTGGATAATGGCATAAAAAATACTCACCTTGAATATGATATTCTGTAACGGCTTTAATATTTAAATCATTTTTATATTGCTCATTTGTGTAGTGATCATGATTGCCTTTAATAAGTACTATATTACCATTAAGCATACCCATTATTTTTTTAAGTTTACTATATCCATCTTGAACTTTTCCAACCCCCGCTGTTAAGTCTCCTAGATGAAAAACTGTATCTTCTGGTTGGATTAAATCATTCCAGTTTTTAATAATAGTTTTGTTATATTCATCTCTTCTATTACAATACTTTTTTATATTTTCATGTAAAAAATGCGTATCTGATATAAACCAAGTTTTCATCTATGTCCTTTTTCTTCTATGTATTATTATAACATAATAAACTTTAAATAAATATTAAATCTTTATTTGTTTAAGAGTTTTTACTGAATTTCCTTCTACTTTCCAAGCTATTTTGGAAGCTCCACCCGCATTATTAAACTGAATTAATATATACTTACTTAGTTCAGGATTAGCGTCTATTCCCACTAGGTAATAAAGTGATATAACGTAATATGATGCGCTTTTTGCTGGTGTGATGCTCAAAATTACAGTAGGTATCTGCCCACCACTGGGTACAACAGCATCTACGGAAACTAAAACATCAGTTGAGCCATCTCCATACATCATTACAACTGGTAAGTTAGTTTCTCCTTTTCTCATTAATTCTATAGTTTTGGCAATATATTTAGGCGCATCAGATTTTGAAATATCTAGTAAGATCTTATTAAGATAAGAAAGTGAAATATCATTACAGATAAGTAGGTTAGTTTCACTTTTGGTTTTACACTCTTTAAGGTCTGTTTGAATAATCTTTGTTTTAATCCCCTTTACTCTGCTAATTTCAGCGAAAGAGTTATTAATAGAATTAACTATATTTTCCGTTTCGTTATTTTCAACTAGGAATTTATGTTTTTTTAAATACTTCTTTGTAAATTTTTCTAGTTCTAATTCCAATTTCTTAGTCGCAAAGGTTTCAGTAAGTATAGTAAGAAATTTCTGTACTTTTGATTTAATAAAGCTAAACGCCTTAAAACCTAAAGTTCCCACATTTTTAATTCTATCCAGCAATCCTTCGTTAATATCATATGTTTGTCTGATTAGAGTAGTTATCCTTCCTAGTCTTGCTTTATCGGCACCTTTTTTGAGGGACACTTGAAAAAAAGAAATGTTACCTAGTGTGATAAGACCTGTTTCTTTATCGAATTGATTGGGGATATTTGATTTTAAATTATTGAATAAATCCTTAGGGCTACCACCGTAAATAAAAACAACATCTGAAGTATTATCTTTCACAGCTTTTTTAATATTCTCATATTTTTCCAAAGCTCTATAATAATCCTTAATATTTTTATGAATAAAAGAATCTGGTTTCTTAAATGGACTCTTGTTGCCTCCTTTAAGTAATTTTTCTGCCTCGTCTATTGTTTCTTTATCTGTATTTGAAAACTTCTTGAGATCTATTTGCAACTCTTCATTATTATAAGATAAAGCTTCTTCAAAAGTTTTAATACCCATAACACCCAAAGTAGCAAAAGTTTCTAAGAAATTTGTGGGGTTTACTCCCTTAGGTAAAACTCTCTTATTAATATTAGCGTGATTAAAAATATTATTTAGAAAACTTCTGCTTCCGTTAATTTTAAAAGTTCTATTTGTTGTCATTTCCTTAATATAAATAGTTTCTTTACCCTGTCCGATTTCAATATAGTCGTTTACTTCTTTAGATATTTCGAAATCACTATTAATTGAATAGCCCATATTTGTTAATTCTTTATTGGCAGAATTAACTGGTGATTCTTTAAGGACTAACTTATGGCCCGGACCATAAGTGTTACTTCCTGTTATTGATGCTTCATTAATCATTTTATTCCTCTTTATGAATATTTATAAGTCTACCATTCATCGTCATCAATTTGTTCGTCTTTAGGAGTTAAATCCCAGTTTAACGGATCTGTTATAAGTCTAATTGGTGTCTCAAAGCCTTTTTCAAACATTAAATTGCGATCTATGTATTTTCTAAGTTCTCCATCAAATACTTTCGTATCTCTAAATCCAAAAGCGTTACTTGAATTAAAGGTAGGATTAGGAGTTTTCATATATAAAAAAGAAATTTTATCTCCTGGTTCAATATCTTTAATAGTTAATTTATTTTTTTCAATATACAGATTATGAGTAAGACAAGCTCTAGAATTTACTGGTGCTCCTAAGTATTTCTCTCCTGTCCATCTTCTGAATTTTTTAATATTTTCATCCCAGGTATAATCCAAACTAGATACACCTTGGTTAATTGCAATATCTTCAGGTGCTTGTGTCATAGTTCCTTCTCTAACTGTTTCTATGTATTCAATCACTTTAGGAATATCACCATCTATTAAAATATCCATAGCTGAAGCAAGTTCTTTTCTATAATATTTTGGGGTAGTACTTCTAATTGTGCTTAATCCAGTAATTTTTAACTTAGGTGCACTTAAGGTTAATCCTTCATCCCACCACTTTCTAGCGAAGTACATTTTAGGAGCAATCGATATAAAGTTATCACAAATTACTTCAGGGTCTTCAACCAGTTTTTCTGGTAAATATGCATTATGAGATTTGCTTAAAATATTATTAAGAGCATCATAAGTTAAAGGTAACGAAACTTTGTTGATATAGTTTTCAATAAATTCTGTAATTCTTATTCTTTCTGTTGTTTTTAAATAATCAGTTCCAAATTTCTTTTTAACAACTGGTTCAATACTTACATAATTACTATTATGAACACATATATCATTAGCAAAAAAGTTATGATTATCCTCAACCTCAATATCATAAACCCATTGTTCTTGTACACCCATATCTTCAACTATAAATTCTTCTGTTTCTATCATTTTATTCCTTTATAAACTCTTTTATTTTTTGCTCTTTATTTTTATCACTTGCCCATATAACTAATACTTTATATCCTTTAGATTTTATTAAATCCAGCTTATTCTTATCTTTTAACCATATATCTTCAGAAGTTAGTTCTCGATTAAAAGGATTTGGTCTATCTTTGCTTTCAAACATTTTGGGGTTGGCATGAAATAAATCACCGTTATATTCAACACATAATTTTAATTCCGGAATAACTAAATCATACTTATAATAGGTATTATTTTCTATGTCCATTAGTCCAAATTCTTTGTCTTTATAATATACTTTATATTTTATAATAATATTACTTAATTCTTCCTCAAAAAACCGAATTGACTCCTTAGAATAAAATCCTTTTTCAGTTTGAATATATTTTTCAAATTTCTCTATCCCTAATTCATTACCATGTCTTAAAATAAAGTTATTTAAGGTATTTGCTTTTCTATTGTTTAATTCTCCATAGAATGTTTTGCCGTCATCCTGACCATATTTATCTTGAAAATAGTTTAATGAACAACCAGTTTCTTTTTGTTTATTCTTATATTTTTCAAATCTTTCTGTGCCTTCTTTCACTCCGTATTTTTTGGTCTGATTCTTCAATGTAACGGCTCTTGAATTATTGTAGTCCTTAAACTCTTCTTCGGTCATACCATATTTTTCTTGTTTGTATTTTAATGTATTGGTATATGCTTGTTTTTCTTTGTATTCTTCAAACATTCTGGTGCCTGTTTCTACTCCATGCAATTCAATTGCTTTTTTGAGAGAATAACCATTTTTGGTCATTCCTTTAGTTTGTTCTAAAGGAATATCATAAATTATACTTCTTTCTTTATTAGATAGACTTCTCATTATTTTATGGCCTATTTTATTTTCAGCACAATTATAGCACATTTTAGGTTTCACTTTAATATTGTTATCTAAAATTTCTTTATGAAACTTCTTCAACTTACCTACTATATAAGTTCCTTTTGATGTTTTTGGTACATTCTTAAAAATATCTTCTTTACAAATAATGCATTCAGTCATATTTTAACCTCTCTTTAATATTATTTATAAACCAGTATCCTGTTGTTATATTTTAATAATTTTGTCACCTTGAATTATATCTTTGGGTTTAACATCAAGAAATTCATTATTTCTTTTGACTATAACACTATGGTCTTCAGTAACTATGACTTCAGTGTCTTTATGTTTTATTTTAAACATTCTTTTTTTAACTTTATGAGCCATTATATATTTTATTTTTTTATTTTCTACTATATATTTTTCTTTATTAAGACTTAAAGTATATATTTCTTTATCTATATGCTTAATATAATTATTTTTATCTCTTTTTTCTATTCTGCCTTTGGTATTTTCATATAAATCTTCTATTTTTATTTTTTCACCATCTATATATACTATACTATCCCCCACCACACTATCTGTATCAATTTGAGGAATCCAATCATGAAACGAGTTAATTCCGTATTGTACTTCTTTAGCATTTATACCAGCAATTTGATCTACTTTTTTAGAATTAACTTGACCAGCAAGTAAATTAGCTATCCTAGCAGAACTTGTAACGGCTCCAGAAAAGTATTCTTTATCTCCAGCAAAAGTCGTAGCCTCATTTGATAAAGCCCCATATGCTGAGTTTACAAGAATTTTTAAGGCCATTTGCATAACATTTGAACCATCTGCTAAAGCACTAACTCTGTAATATTCATCTTCCCAACCTTGTGCTTTGACATCTTTAATCTTTTGCATAGTTTTAAAATGTTCTTTCATTTCACTTTTATGCACTTTTCTTTGTGTAATAATATCTTCCATTGTTTGTGATAAAATACTTCTTTTATCTTTTCTAAAAAACATACCATTTGGCGTCATAGAAACATTATGTCTAGTAAGTACTTCTTCCATTTCTTTTAACGCTTCAGGATAGTTAAGGACATTTTTACTATAAGCAAAGTCAAATTGAATTAAATCTTTACTTGGTACTTCTTTTTCATAATATATAGCATATTTTGCTCTTAAATCTAATAAGTCTTTATGTAAGTCTTTAGGCTGAATTAAAGTTTCCATACCGATATTGGCCCATTGGATACAAGACGGGTAAAGTGAACCAAAGTCTAGTGAAAATACTTCTCTCCAAAACTTAGCTGTTCCTCTTGTAATACCACCAGCGAACTTTTGTCCGTGTAACTCAGGATTGGCTAAAAGTCTAGAAAAAGTCCTTTTTCTTTCTAGAGATAAGTTCTCCATATTATTTGCATGTTCTAAAATAACAGTATCATTTTTACCAAATTTACCTTTTAGTGGAAGCATAAATCCTTTATCGGCATAGTTATTAAACATATATTGATTCCATTGTCGCACTGTACCTCTAATATCCGGCATAGAAACGCCACAAATATATGCTATTGATTTAGCCAAGTTAATAAGGTTGAGTTTGTTATCTATTTCAATCAATAGTTGGACATCGATAATGCCATATCTAATGAAACGGTCAAAGTCTTTCTCGTAAAATTCAGCAAAGTCAGCATATTCATCGTGCTCTACTTTATTTGCTCCTAGTTCGTGACTAGCAACTGAATCCAAACTATAAGAAGTTAATACTTCAAAAGTATATTTGTGATAAAGTCCTTTGTAATCTTCTAAAATTAATCCGGCCCATTGAAACTCATCTTGAAATCCAAAGTTATTTTCAACTTCTCTATGTGTAATCATATTTACTGGGGATAATTGTTTTACATATTCACCATCTAGACAACTTCTATTAAATAACCATCTTTTCTTTTTATCGTCAAACTCGTATAAGTCATCTCTACCATCTAGTACTCTGATTATTCTATTTGTAATATAAGGAATATCATATCCTTCAGAGTTCCACCCACTTAAAATTAGTGGTTTTGTTCTTTCCATAATAGTCAAATATTTAATTAGTAAATCTCGTTCTGTTTCACATTTAATATATTTAATTTCACCGTACTCAGAAGAGAAATTATCATCGTTATTCCAATCTTTTGCCAATCCTAATATATAAAATTGTTTAAATTTTGTATCGTACATTTGAATAGAAGTGATAGTAGCCATCGCCGCTCTTTCGTGTCCTGTTGGCTTCCAGTCATTTTTAGATACATCTTTCTCAACTGTTTTATCTAGAACTGCTGTTTCAATATCAAAGAATTGAGTTTGAAAATCGTGGTTGTTAGAAACTGGGTCACCATAATTATCTCTTATATACCCAAAAGGTTCGGACTTTAAACCGTACATAGGAATATTATTACTTTCAAACAATTTAGTTTGATCTTTATATTCACTCAATGTCTTAAAAGGTACTCTTTTAAGAAAATTTCTCTCTGGTAATGATACATATTTTGATTTTTCTTTTGAAGGAATATAAATTTCAGGTATATGCTTAACAACTTTTAGTTCAGTTTGTTTAGTTACTGTATCATATTCTCGTGTGTATAGGTTATTTTTTGCCTTGAAGACATATTCGTATTGTTTTGCCATTGTTTTCCTTTAAGTTTTGCCACTTGTATCCGCATTTGGAAGTGTTGTCTTTAAATAGTTAGTAATTATATTATAACAGAAAAGAACTTAATCTTTCTGTTTAGAACCTTATAGAGCCAAAATCAAGATCGTTTTTGCCAACTGTTTCCGCTGGTTTAGTATTTATCGACTCTTGAGATTCGTATTCGTTGTAATCATCCCCTTGATAGTCCGTATAACGCATTTTTGGATAATCACTTTCTAACATAACACTATCTAACATACCAGTATTTCTGTTTTTAAGAAATTTTATTAAAACTTGATTAAGATCTCTCATAGCATCTGTTGCTATCATAGCAATCATAGTATCTGCTGTTGCCGCAAGTCCAATAGATTCTGAAATACTTTCCATACCAACCTCGGTATTTCCAAATGCACTTCTGTTAAGTTGTGCTGCTGAAATAACTGGTAAGTCATATTTTTTTGCAAAGCCGTGACATTCTTCTGCTATTTGTTTAATATACATATATGTTCCTCCTGAAGTTGCTAAAGTAGTTCTACTTGAAGCCATAAGGCCCAAATAATCTATCATAATAGCATCAGGAACAAAACCTTTAGTGGACAATTCCTGCATTAGTCCTTCTAAGTGGAGAGTGTTAAAAGTGCCTGCTGGATATTCTTTTATTACTAATTCCCCTAAGTGGTCTTTAACTTTATTAAATTTATCTTTAATTACATCCATTGGAGTATTTTTAAATTCGTTAATATCTATATCCAAAATATTTGCATCTATTCTTTTTGCTGTTTCTTCCTCAGACATTTCAAGTGTAATATAAAGAATATTATTTCCTTTTACAACCATATTTGCTGATATACAAGCAAGTAATGCCGACTTTCCACCATGGCTTGGCGCGGATATGAGATTCAGTGTTTTTTTCATATATCCATCACCTAATGCTTTATCCATACCAGGAATACCAGTACTTAAACCTTGTATTTTTCTGTGATAATATTCTGCTCTATCATCAATAGTTTCTTGATAAGACATACCAGTATCTGTATCAAAAGATACCTGTAAAGCATCTGTAAACATTCCAACTATTGGTTCAAAAGCACCATCACTTTGGATGATATCAGCTGAAGTAAAAACTGCTTCTGTTAATTTTTGTCTTTGAACCCAAAGTTCTGTTTTTTCTAACATAAAATCTAAGTTTTCTACTGGAGAATCTTTTGCTATTTCTTTAAATTTTAATAAAGTGGCTGATTTCAAAGTTTTATTAATCTTATTACTTTGGCTTATAGTTAAGCCAATTTCTTTTAAGTTTGGTCTAACTGAGTGGGCGTTCACATATTCACTAATTGTATTATAAATTACTTCATTTGAAGGGTCTTTAAATAAATCAGAAGATAAGTGAGAATATGCTTTGCTAAAATACATATTATTCGTCATTAAATTCTGGAGAACTACATTTTCCATTTCTTCCATTCTGTTCCTTTATTTTAATCGTTTAGTTTAACGAGCGTTCCGTACTCGTTGTATAATATTCTACAAGTTGATTTTTTCTAACTCTTCATCTATAAATCCCACTAAAGATTTGCTAAATTCAACCATTTGGTGTGCTGTGGGATTTAAAATGTTAATTCCAAATGCTCCATCGTGTCCACCAGCTGTATCTGTCAATTTAGCGTTTATCATTTTCTCAATAATTCCGTTTTTCGTATTTCCATCTGCTACTGCATCTGACTTCAATCTAACTGAACAACTTCCGTTACTTCTGATAATAGCGTAAGAGTAGAAACCCGGATAATCTATCGTTACATGACCTTGAAAATCATCTATAAAAATTAATAAAATTCTATTACCAAATTTCATAATTCTTCCTGAGCTTTCTAATTTAGTAAATAATTTATTTTTCTTTGTAATTAGTTCTTTATAACGTTCTTTATCATTATTTCTTAATTTATAATTGTCTTTAAATTTACTCCAAAAAACACTTATTTTATAATCCCAAAATAACTCATTATAAACAAATCCTACCCTAAACTCTTTTTCCTCCTCTAACCATATATCATATGCATTAACATATTCTACAAATTGAAAAAGCTCAAGATTGTTTAAACCGAACTTACTTTTAAGAAACAAATAAGTTAATTTTGTAGCAGATGCTTTTGATGAAATTACGATTGTAAAATTGTTTAAAAGTAAATTACTAAAATCACCATTATTTTCTTCAAACGGGTGATGATCAATAAAATAAAACTCTGTATTAGGGTTTTGTAGAGCAATGCTATGCAATCTTTGTAAAAAGTTATAAGTAAAAGATAAATCTGTAATAAAAACTTTATCTGGTTTACTCCTATAACAATAACCTTCTATATTTTCCAAATACTCTTCTATGTTACTGTAAGAAGTGTTCATTCTTGTTATTTCTCCGAATTGTTTCCTTAGCACAATCTGTGCACCAATTCCGTCTAAGTCACAATGACTAAGGCTTAATATATTCACTTTAATAAATCCCTTTTCTTCGCTGTTAATGCAGTTCTTATTTTCATAACTGCTGCTTTATCTGTTGCCGATAACTTAGTTTCACCTTTTCTTGCGTAAAGTTCCATTAAAGCTATAATTCTTCTTCCACCTAGTATTTTAAAATAATCCTTTGCTGTTAGAGTACCCACTTTGTAATGTTTACTAATTACACCTAATATTATCTCTTGATGTTTATCTACTTTGTCACCCTGTAGCCTCGTATTCTTTGGGAGTGTAATTAAACTTTTTAAAGCTTTATATTCTGCTGTTTTATGTTTTGAAATATATTTTAAACCTCTCGCTGTATTTAAAAAATTTGCTTGATAGTTTGCTTGAGGGTGGACTTTAAGCATATTCATTGCCATATAAGAATCAAAACTTTTTTCGATATCCTCATCACTAATACGTTTTTTAGAAACTACTGAATTTAAAATTTCCCAGAATCTATTATTCTTTTTTGTTATATCTTCCTCTGCTTTTTTAGGGGGTTTGATATAATGGTCCAACATTCCAAAATCATCCGTGTCATCATATTGTGATAATATTTCCTCGTTTGATGCCGTTGCATAAACTGTATCTGCCATAAATTTCCTTCTTGTTTAATTTCCTGAGACTCTTTGTACTTTTATAAATAAAATTATATTATAAAAATACTTAATTAAAAGGAAAAATATGAAAAACAATATACCTCATTCTCCATATAATATTATGAAGTCGTCAGTTGACAATCTTATTGTCCCTACAACTGACGAAATCCGAAAAATAAATTCCTTTTTCCTAGTAAGATTTATTTCTAACGACCCTGCTTCAATTTATATAGCAAATGCTCTTAACTGTATGTATAAGATACCAATGGAAGCACAATATAGCTTCGTTTTAAATAGCACTTTAGATAAAGTTGCTTTTATTAACTATCCAAAAAAGGAAAGAGCATTATCAGATAAAGACTTAGCGATAATCGCTACTCATTTTAAAATAAACACTATCCTTGCTAAAGATTATGTAAAGACCTTAGGGGCAGAAAAAACTCAGGAAATACTTGACAAATATAAACAAGTAACTTATAAGAAAACTAAAAACTAATCTTTCGTATTCTGTAGAAAACACTAAAGATTATTTAACTTATTTTTTGCCTTATTAATTAAAACTACAGTTAATATAATCTTAACTAATAATACAGAAAAATTCTGTATTAAAAGAGTTCTTAAGGATTATACTAACGCTTTGCCAGCAGAAGATAATCTTAATTTTAAAGTATGGCCAGCTGGTTTTGTCCAAGCCTTTTCTTCTCCACCTAACTTAGATACACCACTTCTTGCTGCTGTTGCTGTTTTAACAATTTTACCAAGACCCGGAACTACACATTCACCTGCTACTGCACCCTCAATAATAACACCAACAACATCTTCAATAATTTTCCCTGCTTCTGCTTTTGATACTTCTAATTTACCTGCTACTGCTTCTACTAATTCTGCTTTATTCATTTTTTTATCCTTTAATGCGTGTTTAACGACTTTTTAATTTTAGGGCTTACAATAAATTAAATGATAGGTTTCCTTTGTACTTCCTAATAATCTATAATAATCTAAACGCCTATTTTGTTTTATTATATTAAACTTTTACTTAATATACCAACCATTAAATATATTATTTTTGTTTTACTATATTATCTGCACTATATTTAAGTAATAATTCTATTGTAAAAATGTAAGGTAGTTTTCTAAAATATGTATTTTTCATATAAATTAAATTTTATAAGAGTGTCACCAAACCGTTCACTATTAAAATTTCCAAGGACTCCAACTGGTTTGGCTTAAGGATTGAAGTCTTGATAGTAAACCTCTTATATTAATTATTTATATAGTATTTATAATCCTACTTTTTTTGGATTTTTAATTTTTTTATAAACTGAAATACCCTCTTCTTTTATATAAGGCTCTATTTGTTTATTTTGATCTTTCGCTTTTATTTTAAGAGAAATTGTACTACCCAAATCTGCTTGAAGTACTGTTTCTTCTTGAAATTCTTCATTAAACTCTTCTAATGGTAAACCTGAATTTAACCAAATTTTAGATGCTTCTTCGTGTTTTAAATGTCTAAGATTTAAAATATCAAAAGTTCTACCTTTTCTAAGAACTGCCGTATCAATTTCTGATACATCTCTATTACTTGTGATAACAAATTTTGTTTTATTTCCTGCATCAAAAATACCATCAGTGAAACTTAAAAGATTGCTAATAAATTTATTCTTTTGGTTATCTTCACTTGTACTAATATTCTGTGTTCTTGGAAGTAATGAAAAATCCAAATCATCTAAAAATATTAAACAATGTTCTTCTTCTTGTAATATATTCCAAAATAGATCCATACTAAGGATTTCTTCATTTTTTATATATGCTACTTTGACACCTTCAGACTCTTGTAAAACAACATTAACCTCTAGAATTGCATCATCAATAGTTTCTCTAATGGTAGATTTCTTTCTAGTTTCTTGTAAATCTGCTTCATCGAGTAAATATTGCATAAACATATCTCCTAG